AACATGAGATGTTGCAAAATTTTTCCCACCCACACTGGACTCAAAATATACTTGCTTAGGAGGTCCGTACTCACTTGGCCCATCATCTCTAACCTGGGTTTTATATTTAGCTGGAATTCTTGCGCTTGCATAATTAGGAACATAACCCCCGCTGTAAGGCATTGGCAATTTCCTCGAAGACCTTCTAGCTCCGTTTAATGACTCCACCATTCCATAAACTAAATCTCCGCTACCTCCCCAAGACTTAGGAACATTTGCTCCGAAATTTCTAAGGGCAGCGTTAACATCATGCCTCATTTGGTCTCCCTTTCCCACTATAAAATTTTTGTAAATTTTCTCCCTAATGGAATTCATTTCAGTGCCCGTTGCCATAGCTGGGCCATACGAGTGCCAAGTGTCCTTTAATTGTTTGTTGGGAGCTACCTGAAGACCCATGGCTGTTTTTCCTCCATAAATCAATCCTCTTGCTATATTAGCGGCACTTTCTGGAGAGTACCTCATGGCGGCATAGTTAGGAATGTGTCCCTGATTTGCATACGGATTAAACCCATGAACTTTTTTAAATGCTTTTGTATAATTTTTTCCAGCATTACTTCTTTTAGGAGGCATTATTGCTGGCTGCTTCATCCCAGGGAAAGCTCTTACCGATTCAGCTGTATTATAAACAACCCTACCCTGACCAGGCATGTTCATCGATTTCACAGCTCCAGGATTATAGCCAGCTGATTTAGCTCCTGCTCTTTCTGCGGAAGCCTCTTCTTTAGACGGATAACCCTTAACAAGATTAAAGTTAGGAATGTGCCCTTCGCTCCTTGTTCTTTTTAAATTTTGATTAAACCCAGCTCTCATTACCGCTGGCCCTATAGCCGCAGCTGCAGCTGCAATTTTTTGCTGTTCCATTGATTGAGCTCTCAAAATCCCCAATATAGTTTTTTCTTGCGCGGCTCGATTTCCTTCTTGCGATAATATTTTTTGTTGAAGAGCTGAATTCTCAGAAAGTACAGCAACAATTGTTTTTTGTATTTCTTTTTGTTTTTGAGCTACCGTTGTGATTCCCAAAAGCTCTTTCATACTACCCGCTAAAAATGAAAATGTTTTTCCAAAAAGTTTAACTAACACACCTAAGAAACTAAGCATGACTGGGCCAGCCAACACATTTCCGATACCCTTGATTAACCCTCTTCCTATATCAGCCCCGAAACCTTCACCTGCTGATAAAAATTCTGCAGCGTTACCAAAACCATCTTTAATTATATTTAGAAAGAATCTTATGGGCTCATCAAAAGCTAGTTTACCCATTACTGCACCCAATTGTTCTATAGAAGTAACTGTTTGAGAAGTTAAAGCCGCTATAGTCTGATTAAGAAGTGCATTTTTTCTATAAGCTTCATCTGTAGCTTGACTTGCTATTTTTGTAGCTCTAGCTAAAATACTATTCTCTTCAGATAAATCTTTGATTGCCGCTTTTAAAATATTGATTTGAAAAACTCCACCTACTTGCTCGGCAACAGCCGCTTTCGTTGTGTCTGCTAATGTGTCGTATGTTTTTGATAAATTTTCTAAGACTCTTATGGCTGGTAGCGTATTTCCAGCTATATCTCTAACTGCTATGCCAAGCTCTTCAAGCCTTTGGATGGTACTCGCTCTTTGCACCCTAGTAAATATAGTCTTAAAACTATTACCTATAACTTTACCTCCTCTAGCAGTTTGTTGTTGAGCTGCGGTAACGGCGCCTAACAGCTGATCGAAACTAACTCCAGCATCTTGAGCTACAGCACCAGCTCTTGCTATACCATCAATTAAATCTTCTGTACTAACTGCAAATTGAACATCAACAGCAGCCATCTTACTTAATATTTTTGTCGAATCTAATCCAGCTTTATTAAATGTATTAATTGCCGCAGTTAAACCAGAAACCGCATTTGCTGCATCTAAACCAGTTAGCCTAGTTAAAATCAGGGCATCGTTAGTTCTTTTTAAGGTTTCTTCCATTGATAAACCCTGCCTTGCCAATTCAGTAGCCGCAGTAGCTACAGTTGAAAAGCTTTGAGCTGTATTTTTAGCCACTTTGAACAAACCTCTGCTCATTTCGTCAAGTTCTTTATTGGTTACTCCCATAACCACATTAATTTCAGCTAATTTCCTCTCGACTTCTACTGTAGATTTTATCAAAGCGGAGAAAGCTCGTTGTACACCCTGTATAATTCCAACAGATGCACCAAACGCTAAAACTCTGGCATTAGATGCATCTAGTGATTTATTAAATTCACTTACAGACCCCGTTATTTTACCAAGAGGCCTTGTAAACTGTTTGTCGTTTACAGACAGGTTTAACCCTCCCCTTCTATTTACGCTACTTACAGCTTTTCTAATAGAAGCTTCTAGGCCCGTTTGAACTGTTTGAACTTTTAATGGCATTATCCTTAATCCTTAAAATGGATTACACCAAAAAAACAAAAACCCGACTAATAAAAGTCGGGTTTTTGAAGTAATGTGGCGGGAAAAAACTATTTCCTTGGAATAGCGACGTGATCAGGAATGTCCACTCTATTGGCTCCTGAAATAAATACGCCGTGAAGTTTATCTTCTGGACCACCGATTTGGGTGGTGAAAGATAAGTCTACAGATTTATTACTACCAATGTCAGAGCTGATAGATTCACTATCTATTCTCGCTCCTTTGAAATCAATAATCATTGAATCTGTCGCATCTCCGACTCCGCAACTTTGATTAGCTTTCATTTTAACTTTGACATCATATTCGTCACAAGCATCAATGATTTTTGCCAAGTTAGCTTCGTTAACTTCAGAAACAAGAGCGGAAACACTCATTGTTGCAACAACTGGAAAGTCTACAACTCTAGAAAATGCGAACCTAGTTCCCAATCTGTCGATAGGACTTCTTGAGAGAGGTAATGAAAGACTAAAGTTTTGAATGTGAACGGATCCGTCTCCGCTTACATCAGTAAATATAGAAAGTCCTGTCGGAATTTGCAATTCAATATCACCAGGCCTTAAAGCGGTAGCAGTAACATCTCCCGTAGAAGGAGCCGCTCCTTCACCATCACCCCTTAGGGTTGAGTGATGACCTACAGAGAAATTAATTCCTGTAACTGGCTTTCCGTCATCAAGAGTAACAGCTGGAATTTCTTTTCCAGTCGTTCCAATATCTGACTTCGCATTAAAAAGTTCAACCGTACTAGAGACCGAAGGAATAGACCCTACAGAAGCGTCTAAAGAATAATCACTAAGGAAACCATTACCCAATGAAATAACACTTCTTTCTGAAACTGAGCGCGTTGTATTAAAAGCATCAGTTCCTTCAGGAGTAGTTAAAATAAAGAAATTTCTTCCAGCACCATCATCTTGAAGGTGTCCAGATGAAGCATTAAGAATTGCAGTTCCCATTCCAACTCCCTTATTAGCTGCTCCTTGAATGTAAAATCCAAGATTTCTTTCGTTAAATCCGTCTGTTGGATAATAAGTGAAATCAAGATTTACTGTGGGTGGCTCAAGAGCGATAGCATCAATTCTAGCAAGCTGACCAAAAGTATTAACATCAGTTCTATTGATAGAGAAGCTATAATTCGCGCTTTGTACTCTATGAATTTGTTGAACTAAATTTTCGTAATCTCCACTTATTGCTGGTTGAAGCATTACGCCAGTTGTAGACGCTCCAGCCCCCGCTGTTACTGAAGTATCAGCAAATGTCTCAAAGCTCGATTTTTTTGTGAACAGAGCTGCGTTTCCTTGGCCCGCTGCTGTTCCATTAATAGCTTGAATCAAATTGAAACCAGGCATCGCAGCTTTTACCGCCCCACTTATATTAACTAAATCAAATTCTTCAGGGCTTGCGGTCAAACTAGTAGAAGGCGTAACGTCGAACTGCTTTGTTACTTGTGGGTCTTGAGTTAATCCAATAGGACTAACAGGCATAACTGCTGAATGCCACTCGTTCAAGCCTGGCCCACCCTTCCCAGTTAAGACTCCATTACATATGAAGTGCGCTCCTGTCGAATTAGGGCTAACGAATACCGCTTCACTTTGATATATTACTCTATTTCTTGCCATGACTTATCTTTTGTTAAATTTAAATTTTTGGTGGGTTACTGTAAATTACAACCAACATCACTTAATGTGAAATATTTAATTGCTTTTTTATTAGCATATTCTAGGATATCTTAGTTTAGTTACCTCGAAATCTATAAAACCGACAAAGAGAGACGGAGATATTGTATTCCTTATTGTCTCACTTATCTTCGAAGTATTAACTCTTTCTATATTAAAAATATTTTGATTATGTCTATTTTGTAAGTTTTCATACAAATATATCCCGCTCTTTAAATCCCCATATTCATTTATAGGATGTTCGGCAAATGAAACATGTGGATATGCGATATCTCTAGAGTCAGCGAATAATGATAATACTCCATCTAATTGGTATAAATTTTCAGCAAAAACAACAGATTTGAAATTTAATATAGTTTTATCTTCCCCTCCAAATGAAAAAGGTTTATTTTCTATATATTCATTATTTACGAAAATAGCAGGAGTTACGAAATCATAAGGTGGTATTCCAGTTTCGACTACTGTAAATCTACTATTTGTATCGTATTTATTTTCTATAACTAAATTTTCTTCAGATTGATTAGTGTTATATATATTAAAATCTTTTACTGCGAATTGCCCGCTCCATTGCATGTTTTCATCTGCAGCGGCTCCAGTGGCTACAATCCCGCCATTATCAAAATCGATGTAATACCCCATTCCTGGATCTCCTCTTCTGGTAGCTAAGCCAAATCCAGAAAAATTGACAGGTACATGAGCTCCACCCACACCGCTTTCCGTACACCATTGTTTATAAGAACTACTATACCTGTAGAACCCCGCTGGCAGCCTATCATCTTTGACATAATATAACTTACCCGTCTTGTTCGAATAAGCCTCAGCGTTTTTTATTAAAAAATCATCAAACCATAATGAAAAGCTGGTAGTTGCTTCGTGACCAAAATTTATTTTCATTAAAGCATTCTCCCGTTTAAAGCGATAACCGACCTTCTAAAGTCTTTTAGTATAGATGAAATGTAAGAAGTTCTTGTGAACCTAGTTCTTTGGTTAGCTATAGCCCCCCCAGTACTTCCTCCTCCAAAAGCTTTCTCGTCTTTTTTTCCTCCTTTTATTTGTATAGCTGGTCCAGATCTTGATTTATCTATATTTTTTCCTTGTAAATACAAATAGAAACCTAAGCCAGAAATACCCGTCTCGATACCATCTAGCCAGCTCCTTGAGCCCTCAAAATCGGACCTGAAGTTTGAAAATTTTGTCATTGAGAAAAGCTCATCTTTCGTCGGTTCTGTAGTTATGAAGTTAAATACTCCCCTGCTTATTTTTTGTTTAATAATTCTTGTTTCTTCTAATCTCGATCTTATTGGCTCTATGGGATCGTGTCCAGAAGGAAACCCAATAAAAGTAAATAAATTACCATAACCACTTAAAGTCTTACTTGAATTACTAGCATCTTCTCCATTTTCTATCTCTATAGTTACTGGATGATTATTGAAATCGCTAATCATTCTGCGTTTTATTATTTCAAATTCTTTTAATAAAATCTTTAAAACAGATGGAGCTAATTGTTTGCTGGCTTGAGATTCTATCGACCTTCTGACATCTGCAGGTAATCTATTCATTTAATTCTCTGTTGGAGTTAAAAAGAATGTATAATAATTAGGTTCAAATAAACCGTGAGGTCTCACATCGCTAGTTATTGAAAATCTTCTTCCATCAAAATCTACTCTTTTTGCTTGCCTGATATACTGATATCCTGTTTTATCTAATTTTATCCGTACTGTACCGTCTGGGATTTTTATTTTTAATTGAGAATCTATTTCTGGAGATGATATATTTTGTTCAGCTCGATCAGTGTCGTAAGTTATTCGAGCCATAAAAGAGCCTGATTGAACTTGTTTTGTTTCTATTTTTGATTGAGCTGCATTCTGATGGTATATAGCATTATAAGAAGGGTTTGTCGCTATAGATATCGACTTAGCCTCCTTATACACATATATTTCCCGAGCAAAAGTATCATGCAAATCATTAAATGCGCCTTGTAGCGCTGCCTTTTGAGCTGCTGTTAATAATGAAGCCATATGTAATATATACACTTTTATTTGAAAAAATATTTTTTTTGTGTAACATAATATGGAAAAAGGTTTCTATGGAGGATAAAAAATTATTACAGGAAAGGTATGAAAGACATGTTAAGGATTTATTTAAATCTTTTCTTTTTATCTTGGAGGATTTAGCGGATGATCACGCTATACATTTCGCAAAATTAAAAAGATCACTACCAGAACATTCGAGTCTAATTGATCAAGCTAATTATTTTGACAAAGAAAAACTTCAATTCTTAAGGAAAAGAGTTTTGGATTTAGGAAACGACTCATTAAGAAGCCACGGCGAAGATTTGGAAAAATTCACTGTAATTTTTAAATTTTAATTTTATAATACAATATGAAAGAAATATATAGTTTTAATGTTGAGGTAGAGCGCACTGTAGAAGAAACTTCGACCAAGAAAAGAAAAAACAAAGACACGGGTAAAATGGAAGAAGTGTCTGTCGCCCAAGAGGTTAAAAAAGAAGTCCCCGTAAAGATTATTTTAAGAGAGCCCAACAGAAGGCAGCTAGAGGAGGCCGACATGGAATATAGCATTGAAATGAGTAAGTGCATCAAAAGAGGAATTCTTACCAAGGCAATGCTCGCAAAAAAGTATAGCGACTCAGGAGGGTTACTTAGTGAGGAAGATGCTCAATTTTTAACTAGAAAGTATTCTGAATTAGGCGATTTTCAAAATAAATATACTAGACTTTCTACAAAACCTAAAAAGACTAAATCTGACGAAGACAAATTAAAGAATATGCTAGGAGAGATGGCTGAAAAAAGAAGGGAAATTGTTGACATGGAAACAAGCTATTCTTCTTTATTTAATCATACCGCTGACACTAAAGCTCAAAATAGAGTGTTATTGTGGTATCTAGTAAACCTCTCTTTTTTCCAAGAAAACGAATCGGAAGAAATGAAACCATTTTTTACCGCAGAAAGCATGGAGGATAAGATAGAGGAGTATTACGATCTAGATGAGGGAGGAAACGATATCTTCGATATTTCTAAGGATAAATTATCTACAATTTTAAGTTTTTGGTATTTTAGCTCAAACGCAACTCAAGAAGACTTTGACAAATTGAATGAAGATATAGAATCGGGAAATGTCTAAGAGTGAAGCTACTTTATATAGAAAAATTTTTAGAGATGTAGTTCAAGGTTTTACCAAAGTCTTTCATGGTGAAGAGCTTATATTCATAAAGCACTTAACAACTCACGACCAAGTTAACCTGGAGGATATAGAAGAGAACTTTTTTAATAAAGCTCAAGCAAGGGGCTTAAAGACGGAGCAAGAATCTCTTGATCAAATAATTAAAGATGAATTATGGACAAGAGAGGACGAGCAGTTTCTCTCGACTCAAAAATCTTACGTAGAAAATTTATACAAAGGTAAGTCTCAATTAATTCTAAAATCTCAAATAGATAATCAAGAGAGGTTAATAAACACTGAGCTTAAAAAGCTAGACGAAAAAATCAACGAAAAAAACGAATTGCTAGGCGAAACTTGCGAAAAATACTCCAAGAAAAGAGCTAATGATTATTATATAATGACGAGCTTTTATAGCGACGAAAAATTAACCACAAAACTTTATGAAGAAAAAGAATTTGATGATGTTGGATATAGTAGATTAAGCGAATTAGTAAATATTCACAACGAGCACTTTTCTGTTTTTTCTGAGGATAACATACAAAAAACTATATTAGAAGATTTCTTTTTTCCCTTTATGTCGTTCAGCGAAGACACAATGCAGTTTTTTGGCAAACCTGTCTGCGAATTAACGAACCATCAAGTTAAATTAATTATATTCGCTAGAATTTTTAAATCGATTTTTGATAATAATGAAAATATACCTGAAAAGATCAGGAAAGATCCAAAGGCATTAATAGACTTCGCCTCAACCTCAAACAAAGGAAAAGAAGAACTGGACAGGCACGAGGAAAAAGGAGGGGCAACTACAGTGGTAGGAGCTACTAAAGAAGATTATGAATACATGGGAGTCAATCCTGTAAAGGCTGAAGGTGGAGTGTCCTTGCACGAGAAAGCGAAGAAGAAAGGCGGAACCTTAAATATGAATGACCTAATGGAAATGGCTGGGCAGTAATTTATTCAGGAGAATCTTTCCCAGCGACTTGCCTGGGTCCGCCCCTGTAAGAGGTATATCTTTGCAACAAATCCCTTAATGTATAATCAGCGTCTTGAGCAAATGAAGAGAATGTTCTTGATGCGGTTACTTTTGTTGCTGGGCTTGCTAACATAGCTTGTCTTTTTATTACACTATCTCCATCTCTTAATTCAGTCCAATCAGAAGTAACTATTGACCCTGACCCGCTCGAGCTTGAACTGCTTGAGCTGGTCGAAACTCCCATTAAAGCGCTTCTCCCTAGCTTTGTATAATAGTTTTTTAGAAAAACTTGCCTGTAAATAGCCTGCTCCTCAACTCTTAATCCTGGATTTTCTCCGCTGTAACAAGTATGAATTAATACATTTAATTCGCCCATGTTGTTTTGCAACCATCCTGATATATAGTCCATCGACACCGATCCAGTATTTGAATCGAAATCATACTTAAATATTCCAGTAGCTAAATTACCTACTTCGTTTAAAGATGGTGAAAAATAATAGCTCATTTTCCATTAAGTATATCTATTATATCTTTAGCGACCTCCGAATCTGGATCAACAATAGGTTTTTCCACTTGAGAGTTGTGTAACGGCCTGTTTAGACTGCCGAATTTTGTTTTGAATTCTTTTTTCAGTTTATTTTTTAGAGTGGTCTTATTTCCAGATGGAAAAACACTAGCGTTAACTGCCATTTCTTGCATCTCTCTAATATTCATAGATGCTAACCTTTCCTCCAAATTTTCTAAAGATTCAACTCCAAATGGATTTCTGGGAGCGTTAAGAATATCTTCAATATCTTTAGCTAAGTTGTGGTCTTGTTCGATTTTTCCATTCGCTAAAAACACTTCGGTCTCTTGTTTTTTATTCACCTTACGAGTTGTTGCTTTTGTTTTTCTTGTAGTTGTCTTTTTTGTCATAATTTAATCCTTTATATTAGGGTACACATATATTATAATATCTAGAAACAAAAAATCCACCATAAAGGTGGACTTTTTGCAAAAGAATGTGAAATACTCTTAAACCTGAATGGCTAAGATAGCACTATCATTGATGATTGTGCGACCTTCTTCAAGCTCGGAGTAAAATCCGATCTTCTTAGAGCGAGTCACATACTGATCATCAGCAGAAACACTCATTGTTGTGCCAGATTCGGCATCAACAGCCACAGCTCTCAAAAGCGACTCTCTTGACCTGTCAAGACCAAGGCAAACGTCGGCTCTTGTCATTGTGCCTCCAAGAAGCTTTTTAGCAACCTTGGTGTACTTAGCGTTTAAACCAAGTTCATAAATTTCCATGATGGAAATTCCGTAGAACTCAGGAAGTCCAGCGCTATTGTAGATAGCTTGACGCATTTCGTCAGTAGCAGGAATTGCAGTTTCGGTTGTCTGGTTTGCGCCAGTACCAGCAGCAGTTTGAACTCCACCCTTGGTATTAATTGGATTGTAAGCCATTTCACGAAGGCTTTGAACGATCTCAGGAGAAACGATCAAATCAGTCATGCCACGAGTACGCTCAGGAGTACCACCGCTCCAAGAAGGATTATTCCTTTTCATCTTGGTAAGCATCTTGTTGAAATCATCAAGCAAGAAGCGGTTAGCAAAAGTGGAAGAAGTAAGCAGCTTGTTTGAATTATCTGCGATAGTTCCAAGAAGCAAAGATGCAGAAGCATTTTCTTGCTGAATAAGGATCTCTTGAGCCAAGCGAGTCATGCTTTTACTTACTACATCAAGTCTGGAACGAGAAGCGTAGCGCTTGTCGAAGTCAACAGCACTCTCAAGTCTGTAAGTGGCAAGCTTCAACTCACTATGAGTTGGAGTTACGTGGCTGGAAGGAAGTCCGCCTGCAGCATTTGTGCTATAAACCTTAATGTAGTCTTCGTCCGATACATCATAGTAGAGATCGAGCGGAATACTGGGGTTATCATCAGCAGCAAACTGAAAGGGGTTAAACAAGTTACTGATCGTAGGAGCGTTGTCTACTACTTCAGCGACAACAGGTCCGATAAATGCAGCTAAAGCTTCTTGAGCTTCGTATGCAACATTTCTGTCGCGTGAAGCCATTGCCTTGACCAGTTCTACTTGCTCGTCGGTTCTTTTTAGTGTGATATTCATTTTATATAAGCCTTTTCTATTTTTAAAAGTTAGTGATTAGCAAGATAGCTTGATTACATAATAAATTCCACTCTGGAAATCATTATTAATTGCTCCATAAGAAGGACCAGTTTTGTTTGCTCCTCTGTGTCCAGTAGCAATAACAGATCCTAAAATGTCGTCCATATCCTTAGAAGCACTCGATAAGAACTTCTTGAACTTACCAGGGGATCCTACGGAAAGCTTGTCTCCTACTGCGGGAGATCCGTCAACGCCATTCGCATGAACTGTCACAACTCCTTTAGTAAGAACTGGTACAGTTTGACCAGAAAGAACTGCTTGAAGCTCGTCTTTCTTTACTGGGTTAAAAAGCAAGCTCTCTCCGTTTTCGTCAACGGCGAGCGTTTGATTAAGAGTTACTCCTAATACGGCGTCTCCAGAAACTGCGGGGGCAACTTTAAGAGGGTTAGTCGGATAAGGGTTACGTCCAACAGGAGAATCGTAGCTAGCCATGAAGCGATTGTCCTCGCTAACATCGATAACTTCATTGTCATTCATGTTTCCGTTTGTTACTGAAACAAGAACTCCATCTGCATTAATGTCATCTACAGAAGGCTGGATGGCTTTAAGCCCTCCCGCAGCAACGCTATCTGCGTCAAGAGCGTATAGGTTAATGACGTCGTTTTCGTCGTATTGTCTGAAAGGTAATAGTCTGTGTGCCATGATTTTTTAGTATTTAATTGTTATGGATTCTTTTGAAAATGCTTTTTCAAATTTTTCTTTAAGAGATAATTCTTTTTCAACGGATGCTCCGTTATTAGAAGGAAGTTGTTCGGAAGTAGCTTCAGTTTGATCAAGGGCAGTTTCAATTTCTTCTTCTTGATTTTCTTCTACAGCTTCTGTTTTAACTTCTTCTACTACAACTGTTGATGCTTCGGATCTTTTTGCTATTTCAGCTTGTATTTTTTCTTCGAAAGATTTTTCTTGATTTTCAATGAATTGTTTGCTTTTGTGATTGAAAATTATTCCAATTCTTTTTTGATAACTAGCAAAACTCTCATCGGCCTGATCCACAGTCTTCAAGTCTTCCGCAATGATTTGCCTATCTTCGTCAGACAATTCATATTCAGAATCAAAAGAATCCATTCTTTTATTAAACAAGTCGAGAGCGGCGGCGGCTTTTTGTTCAGCTTGAACTTCGGCCAATTGATCTCTTGCGGAAGCTAACTCTTCCTCCATCTTGTGGAGTTTTTCGTCGGCATCCTGTTTTGCTTGAGCAACATCTTCTTTTTGTTTTTCGATTTCGGCTTTCTCTTTTACGTACTCTTCACTTCTTTCGCGTATTGCGTCGGAAACTACCTTTACGATATTAGCTACAGCCTCTTCGGAAAACTTATCAGCAGATGAAGCTTCGATAGTTTCTTTGAGTTGTTCGATTATTTCTTTCATGTCCATTTTGTTTTTCAATGATAAAATTGCTTTGTCAGAAGTTACATGCGTTTTTTCAATATGTGAATGATTTTTTTTATAATTTTTTATTTTTTTTAAAAAATCTTCTGTATTAATTTCAATTTTTTCGACTTCTGCACTTAGATCCTCTTCTACTTCAATCTCTTTTTCAAGACTTACCTCTTCTTTTTTTTTACTCTCTAAAGAGATTAAACCCTTCACTTCTGCAGCAGGGTTGGCGGTAAAACCAATCCCTAAAGGAAATACAGATCCTGAAATTAATCTATATACTTCAGTTCCGTCCTTAGTCTTTCCTTGTCCTTCAAATGCTTTTAAATATTGTTTATACTCTTTAATATGTTTTTCATCAGTAAGAATCTCCGCTTCGTTTAAATTTTTACTGCCCAAAGCAATGACAAAATCATTAAAACCTATTTCCCAACTAGCTGAAACTATATTATATTTATCGCTAGATGGATCGCAGCTCTCCTCAACAAGATTCGCAAAATCTTTATTAGCTACTTTATATATAACAGAAGCCAAAGAGATATTAAAAGGATCAAGTCCACTAATGTCATCTTTTTTTATTATTTGATTATCTCCATAAGAAGAAAACCCTGAAGATACTATATGCCCAACGACCTTGTCTTTATTATGCTCGATGTTAGTGGGCTTATGTTTGAAATATTCAGAAACCGCAAGAGCAGTATCTGTTGACATGCCATCATGATTTTTGTTAAACTTATTCACCACAGCCGCATTAAATGCAACAGCCATGATATCAATGTTTTTCTCTAAATCTATACCCTCAGGTATTAGACTCACCAAGCTGTCTAAAGAAGCCTTGCTTATTCGATCAACTTCCTGTTCTCCTATTGAGGATGCTGAGATCAAGTTAGTGAATTCAGCTTTATACTTGTAAGGTTTACTCATATAAAAATCTATTACACAAGCTTTTATTTACTTTTCACTTTTTTTTTGCTATGATACAATAAAGCGGCTGGAAAGCACTCCACTTCATGCTTGCTAGACTCTTCTAATATTTCAGGTAAAACAGATAGCTTTTCTATCTTGTCTAAATTTTTCACGCATGAAGATACAGTTCTTGTCCATAAATTTTGACTTTTAGATAAAACCACAGATTCGCACAACTGTCTTGCTAGCTTTTCTTGATCAGGAGTTAATTCTTTCAACTTAAAATGCTCCTTCATCTTATTTGACGCATGACTTTCTAAATTCTCAATTTTATAGACAATGTTTTGTATATCTTTTCTTGAATAAAGATCAGAAGCGTTTACTTGTCTTGGTATTCCAGTTGTCCCCTTTGGTCTTCCTACTGGCCTTCCGCTTGATTTAGGGCCTGATGAACTTTTATCATCTCCAGTCGGTACGGTGTCAACTTCTCCATCTCCATCGACATCTATCATTGGAATACCTCCGACCAAAGGATTATACATACCTTCTTTTCTTTTTTCGATATATCTCTCCTGAGCGGGCTCTATTTCTTCTGAGTTTGGATATATGCCAGTTTTTATAGCATTAATTCCTTGCTCTGGAGTGAGTATTCCCATTTCAATTAATCGAGTAACAACCCTTTGTAATTGAACCTCATCCTTAATGTCAATTTCCTCAAATCTAGCCGTAGGGTAAACTTTAAATCCCATTTCCTGGCAAACTAATTTTATCTGAGGTTGAAGAAAATTATGCAAGAAAGCTTGTCTGGCTTCTTTTAATCTTTCTAAAAATATCTCAGCCTTTACTTGGGTGTTCTTATATTTCTCATCTCCCACAATTACATTCTGAAGTCCCTGTCTAATATCTTCATTAACTATTTGATATTTTTCTGGACCAATTACTTTACCTATATCAGGAAGGACAAACTCAGCCTTAGTTGTATAATCTGCGACTAATACCCTTCCAACACTTTCATTCTGAAAAAGAGATTGCATTGCTTGCATATTGCTAGGATTAATTCCGCCCTTATCTGGATCGGTCCCCATTGTAATTAAAAGTATTACATTCTCTATAGTTCTACTAATCGCTTGATCAACTTTTTTCAACTCCATCTTCCAGTTAATGTCATCTAGAACTGGGAATCCAAAAGGAATAGCGAATGGTTCGTAATCTTGTTTTTTGTAAAAAGAAACGCAAAGCTTCGATGGATCTAAGTTCATTAAGACTCCGTCGCTAGACCAACCCCCTTGCTTTATTCTTTTTTTCGTGTCCTCAGGCAAAGAGTTAAATATCTCTTCATCCTCCTGAGTTTTTGGGTTTTTAAGTCTTTCTAACTCATATTCAGATAATATTTTCTTGTAACAGTTTATATCAAAAGTAGTACTTCTGGAAGCAACTATGTCGTAAGGATTTAAAACTGTATATTTTATTGGAATCTCCCCTTTATCAAGAAAGCTTGATCCGTAAATTTTATGCAATTTTGAAAAATCTTCAGAATTAAATTTTCCATCCATTCTATACAAAAATATATTTCCAGATCTATAATATTCTCTAAAAAATTGATCTTTTAATGACCAGAGATTTATTTTTGAGAACCATTTTTTTATAAAAGTCCTTGATTTTTCATTTCCTTGTTCCACATAAATGGGTGAATTAGCTAATTCTGCCATAATATCTATAGCATTCCTAAATATAGGGACATTAGCATAGGCTTTCTGGCAAAGCTCTATAGACTCCTTAACATCAACCCCGTCAGAAGAAACGCTAAACGGAAGCATTCCTTGGGCTATATTCTCAAACCTATATTTTTTAGAAGAAATAGCTGTAGAGTTCCTTCTTCTCGATGTCGATGATCCGCCCCCATTCCTCGAATAGCCTCCAGTAGAAGCAGAAGAAACATAAAAACTTTCTCCAGCTGATGCAGGAGGAATACCTGGATTCACATCATTTCCTTGCATTAAGTCCGTTATAGGTTTATTAAATTTCTCCCAGTATTCGGATTTTTTTTGGTACTTTCTTTTGCTCATTGTATATATGATACACGAAAGTCGATCAAAAGTCTAAAAGTTAACTTTCTAACTTTCTATTTTATGAACATAGGGGTGAATCCTGCAACCACCTTTTTCTCGGTCGAAGACATTATATCATAGTATACTTTTATCATCCAGTTGCCTAACACCATAGCCGAATAAGCGTCCTTTCTCGCTTTATGCGGTCCCGTGGTCCTCTTTAGAGTATCAGGGAGGTCAAAGGTTTGATTTCCTTGTGGAGAGGTTTTAATTTGTATTAATGCACATTGAGTTTTTACCAACTCCATCATGTCTTGTTGATGTTCAACAAAATCTATCATTTTAGCTCCCGAACTTTGCTTCTCCTCTGCGTCAGCGAAAGTCGAAAATTTCAAATCTTTAATAGGTATTTTCTTTTTTATTTGTTCATGATAACTATTATTTATAGCTCTGCCCGCAAAGAATACTCTTTTATGATCGAAATTAGCCTGAAGGAGTTCGTTGGCTCTTCTGATCCATTGACTGGTAGGCTTCCTCAATATACAATATTTTCTTTCTGATAAATTGTATTGTTTTTTAGCTTCAATTAAATCTTCGCTATAAGACTCAGGCTTTTCAAAATCCGATGTCAGCATGTCAATGAAAATTTTAGACTTCTTGAATAAACCGCTTTCATTGCATGCATTTATAAATTGAACCCCTCCATTGTAATCTCCAACTATTGCGACTATATTAAAGTTAGTTAAGATATAATGAAAATATTTCATATGATGCTTCAAGCTGGTTCCTGGCAACGCGTAGCCATGAACTAATGTGCCAGTTTTTGTTTGATCATTTATTTTAAATACCTGAATCGCAAAGTCATCAGAACTTTCGGACTCTGCCCAACTAGGGTCAAACGAAATAATATACTTCGATTCAGAATCTCCAGAAACCTCAATGCTGGGATCTTCCCCATCAGGGATAGTGCAATCGACCATGCGGGATGTCTTAAAGTATCCAGAGCTATCGTCTGTAAATACAGCACCAAATTCTCTGTCAAACTGAGACTGACTCATAGTAGATTTTGATTGTAAAATTAAATTTTCATCGTACAGTCTTTTGGGAGCGCAATCGTAGCTAAACTGCATAATACATCTATTCGCATCTCCTTGTTCCGCATCATAAGGATTCGCTATTAACCCTTCGAATTTTTCATAAAGCTTGTAGAGATATTCAAATTTATAACTTGCTGAAGATAGCATTATCAACTTATTGTTCGGCCACTTATACCTATCTTTTTCTTGCATTTTTCCTTGGGCGATTAAGTCGCTTTCCACTTGATGCATTCTTTCTCTTTCCACAGGATTTTCTACAACAGATAAAAATGGCACTATAACCTCATTATATATTCTTTCTGGCATCAATAACATTTCGTCAATAATAATTCTATGAAACCTGAAGCCTCTCAACTTAGATCCATCACCCAGAGGTAAAGCTCTTATCCTAGAGCTGCCTATCTCAAGTAACCATTCATCATTATTTTTGGATTTATGAGTTATACATTGGGCCAACATTCTCGCCTCAGGTTTTGCGGCAATGTCTTCTATTTTTTTAAAAATCATTTTAGACTGTCTAAATGATTTTGACAATATACCAATCTCAACGCCTGGATTAAGTATAGCATCCAAGAATGCATATATTCCTGTGGTAAAAGATTTAGACATACCTCTTGACCAAATACCTAAAGTGTAATCACTTTCAAACATAGCTTTAATCGCTAAGTGTTGAAAGGGAAAAAGCTCAACCCCCGAAACCAGATCTGTAAAGAAAGTGACGTTTTCTCTTAGAAACTGATAAAGTAATATTTTAGCCTCGTCTTCATCTAGAAACCCTTCTATTTCCTTGAGCTTCTTGTTGAAATCTTCTTTTTTTAATCGTTGTTGATCTCCTATTTCCCAACTCATTCCCTAAATATTTTTTGACACTTATAGGAAGTTGGCCCCCAGAAATCTTCTGATATTTCTATGACTTCACTGGGCTTATAACCCGCGCAACTGTGAATATTGACAAATATGTCTTTTGATTTGTTTATTAAATGAGCTGTAATTAAGCAATTCGAAGTTTCATGTACTAACCTGAATCCAGACATCTCTTCTTCGTGCTCCCCAAAGGGAGAAACCACGCCCATAATTTCAGCATCAGGATCGATAAATTCGCCCAATTTTTTAGCGAAATCTTTTGCAGTTTCTTCGTTAATTTTTTTTGATTCGCACTTTTTTAAATCCAAGCATAAATCAAGAGACCATAGTGTTTTGTTTTTCATCTATTTTTTTATCTATATAATATTGTAAATCCACATTCCATAATTCCTTACCGTATAATAATAACTTTGGAATTATATTTTTCAACCCAGATCTATTATGCAAGAACAAAACCTGACAAACATCTTTATAGCTTTGGCTCATTTCTTTTAAGTTGTGCCATATATATGGGAGTTTTGATTTGTGCGCTCCGAAATTATTATTTAACTTTATTTTTTCTATACTGCTTTCCACCCCTATGAATATAAAAGAATTCAACTCCCTTGCTCTATCCAATTCCCTCTTGAATCTTTCATAGTTTTTTCCGCTTAAAGTACTCTTGAAGTCCTGCTCGCTCTTTCTATCTACATATGTATAGTCGTAGTATTTGCCTCCGCATGTATAGTCTCCAAAATCTAATTTCATATCAATACTTTTTTTAAATTTTAAAGGTTTTTGTTCTCTAGTATCCACGAAAATTTCTAAATCCTGAGGCGAATCAACTTGAAAAAAGTTCTCTGGAATTCTATTTTTCAACAAATTTTTTACACCTAGAGGTTTAGATAACTTGCAATAGCTGCCAAATATTTTTCTATACGTGTCGATATCAGGCAAGTCACATAACTCAAGCTCCACATGACTCAACAAGTATTTAATCCCCTTCTCTTCGATTCTTTTTTTTAAGAGAGTCCTGCAATACTCTAAAGTTTCACTTTTATTTTTATCATTGCACCACTGTATCAATTCGGCTCTATTTAAAAAATCTCGGTTCTTATAATCCTTAATATTTTTAAAAGGAATTTTTTTTCCAAAAAGCAGACTCTTCTTGGGGCAATATTCCTCGTAATATTTTGAAATTTCAAGCTTATGAGCTTTCGATATGTGTAAGTGAAGCCCTCTCTCTTTGTCGAATTTTTTACCGCATATTTCGCACTCAAATTCTTCCGACATTACATTACATCCTCTTTCCTTAAACCCATGACCCTAGCCTTCCAGGAGTCCATTGATTCAAGCTTATCTATTTCTTCCTCGACCAGCATTTTTTGCTTTTCCGCTATTTCTATCATCCTGTTTCTTTCTTCTTGCTCTTGAAATGATTGCACCAAATTTAATATAGATGCATATTTATCTTGTTTGTTTTTCATCCTGACGGATCTATCTCCATTAAGTTTTTTTATCAACGACTCTTGTCTTTGTTCACACTGGTGATATTCCGCGCTTTTAGCCTTAAGTATCTCCGCTAACTTTACTGACATTTCTGTTTGATCTTCAACCTCGTCAAACATTCTATTTAATTTTTCCATGTTTTTTTGAATAATTTTTAAATTAACATAATCAACACATACATTTATATATAAATTAACTTCGTCTGTTGTTAAGTCGGGCTTATCCCATACAGCTCTAATGAATTCCCCTTCAAAGAGCTTTGCATCCTGGCAGTTATAAGTATTCATCAAATCAACAAACCTGGGCGACGATAAAAACTTTTCAAGAGCGTTTAAGTTTTCTTTATCTGATCTTTTTAATGTTTTTTCGTCTACTTCAACTTGAGCGAAACTTTTGATCTTTTTAGTCAATTTCGCTATTGTATTTGGTATTTCATACTGTTTTCTCTCGATAATTAATTCTTCAGGTTTTATGAAATCAATAGAATTAGTTTTTAGGAAATTCGCTACAGCTCTTTGTTCCATGCTTAGGTTTTTCACCTCTTTATCTTGAAATAATAATTGGGCTATTTGCAGGCTGTTTAGCCTGTCTCTAGAATATTCCTTAATTAATTCTTCCTGACTTTCCGTTAATATTATTTTTTTTGCTTTTTTATGAACTTTCGTTTTGTATCCAAACCCCATTTCCAGCATGTAAGAAGCAACAGCTTTCCCCTCCTTGTTTCTTCCGTCTAGAGACTGATCGTTAAATAAAGTTCTGGTCAATTGATCTATATCTGGTATATGCAAATAATTATTACCTATAAATTTCTTTTGATCATTATTAAGTTCCATTATAAAAATATATCCTTTCTTTTTATTAGGCTCAAGGCCTTCTCCTTAAACTTACTCTTTAAATTTTTTATTTGCTTGTAACCAGCCTTCCGACCTTTTTCTGAAGTTTTATAACCAAGCTTTAGGGCCACTTGCTCTTCGTCTATTTTATCAATGAAAAGCATTTTATAAATTCCAAATTGTTTTTCGCTAAGGTAGCTTTTCATTTCCTTATGGAATTTTTTAACATTTAAATCTATATCTTCATTTAATATATTAAAAGACTTAAGGTCATATTGTAAGTTTTCCATTGAAACTGGAAGTTTTATATCGCAAGCATGTTTTTTGGCCTTCGACCATTTTTTATAGAGCGGGCATGTGTTATCCTGCTTCCCGCTTTTCGTAAATCCGCAGGCATTCTCTTCTGCTGACCCAGACATATTAAGAGGGCAATTAGAGCATGGCTTAACGAAACTGTGGTAATTATTTCTTAAGATATTTTTAAATTGATTTGTTATGATTTTGTTAACCCAAGGTAACAAAGATCTCTCTTGATCCCATTGGTCCCATTTTTTATATATATGAGCCCTTATTATCTGGGAAACATCATCAAAATCCATCCACGCTAAAGAAGTTAAACGCCACTTACCCCGACGTTTTTGTATTTCTTTATCTATATCGATGTATTTATCTTCGTAATTGAACTTACTTTTCTTCGCCACTTTGTTTTAGTTCATTTATTTTCCCTATTATGTCTGATCCTTTAATAACCCTACCTGACCCTCCATAGTCTACGTCCACTTTCAATCCACCTCTAATTTCGGGGACATAATCTATATCCGAAAAATCATCGCCTTGATCAATTTCTCTTGCTTTGGAAGTTTTAAGAGCCCTTGTCTTCGGGGCATCTTTAATCGCCGCACTTAATCCCAGGGGCTTGCCGCATCCTCCGCAAAACTTAGGTGGATGAATTGAATATTCGTTTTTATAACCACAATGAGTACAGTATGTATTAGCCATTTAAATCCTTCTTGATATTAGTTTGCAATATTTTTTTATAACCCTTTTTTCTTTTTCAGATAAATCATCACTAAGTTCGGACATTCGTATTTCAACCATATCTATCTCAACATTCGAAGAGATCGCTGCATCTGAATTGTATCTCTCTTCCTTCTTTAATACTATTTGAGCTCGTTTAATCTTGCCTTGCGCTAGAATTTTTTTAATTTCTAGTTTTAAGTTAGACTCTTTTCTCTTTGACAAGAGCAGTTGTATTAACATAACGATGATCGCTACAGACCCACCTATAATTGCTGAAATTATTTCATTACTCATAAACACTTTATGATAAAAAAATTTTTAAAAATTTAAATTTATTTTTCTAATTTCTTAATTATAAATTTTAAAATCTCACTTCTTACGATATCCTCTTGGTTGAAAGAAAAACAGTGAATTCCATTATCCGAACTCTCTTTATCCTTAAATACATTAAACATTTGAGAGAATCCAGACTTACCATTTATATCACTTTGCATAAAATCTCCGCATATAAAAATTTTAGTATTTTTTCCTATTCTAGTTATTAATGTTGTCAATTCCTTGAATGTCGCATTCTGAGCTTCATCCATTATTACAATTTTGTTATTCCAGCTAGAACCCCTTAAGAAATTTATAGGCATAGCATCTATCCTCCCCTTCTCCTCCAGGTCTCTTCTTGCTGTGGTATTCTTGGGTAATAGCTCGTATAATTTATCATTTAACGGTAAGATGTAGGGGTTGAACTTTGTATCCAAGTCTCCAGGTAGTGCCCCAAGCCCCTTATCGGCGCTTTCTATTATAGTCCTAACATAGAGAAGGTCCAAGTCCTTATCGTCCGACAGCAGCCTTAGAGCGCAATAGACTGCCATGTATGTTTTTGAGCTTCCTGCGGGCCCAGATACAAAAGTAATTTTACTTTCTTTGTCTAGAGATAAATCCAGTAAAGCTTTTTGCTTTTTAGTTAGAGACAATCTATTGAGAGATATTTTATCAGAACCAATTGATATGTCTTGCTTTGTTAGTTTAGTTTTTGTTTTTTTTGTTGCCATGTTTAATGTTATTTAAAATATTATTAATTAATGCTCCTTTGTTTTTGTTAGTCTCATGATACCACTTCCAATGAATAGACTCTATTATATTTTTTATATCCAATTTTAAAGAATCGACCTCTCTTTCCATTTGCTCGATTTGTCTAAATGAAATACCATCTACATTCACATTTAACTTTATTGCATTGTCTATTAACTTAGATATTTCCCCTTCTTTTTTAGCTTTTGCGGATTCTATAAAAATGTCTTGATCATACTTTTCTATTTTGTCAGGATGGCTTTTTTTGGCTATCTCCCTAAATATCGACTTAATCTCCTCCTCGTTTACTGAAGTTTTATCTTGTTTTTCTTTTTTTTCTGGCTTGAATTCTAAATCGACATTTTCTTTCTTAGCTCGAAATGAAATCTCTTCATTAAATAATTGCAAAGCCTTTAATTCTACATCTCTTAAGCTCAAATATTCAGAAGTTAGATTTCTCCACTCAACCCTTATTCTTTTTAATATTTTCTTTTTTTCTTTCAACATATTTTCTTATGCCATAAAATGTGCCCGAACAAATCAGTAGAACTAATATGATTCCCAGTATTCCAAAAAACACAAATGCAGGCTTCTGCAAATCCACGCCTTGACCTTCTTGATTTTGAAATTCTTCCTGCGATATAAAATTATCTTGATTTTTGTCTATTTTTCTAAATTTTTTTTGATCGTAGATTTCTGAACGATCAGCATCAGGATTATTTATCAAGCCCTTCATAGAGCAAGACGCCAGACTTAAAAGGGTTATAAAAAATAAGAATTTCACAATTTACCAAAATTAATAATGCTATAGAAATAATAGTTTTTAAATTTAATATAATTGTATTACACATGAATAAAAGAAAAGTTCTCAAAAACATATGCCTAGAGTATGTCGAAGCCAATGATGTTAAAGTTGAGGGCGAAGAATTATTCGTGCTAGTGCCTTCTAAATATGCGGGCGATTTAATAATGAAACTGGAGCAAAAAGGATGCAAGCTCCAATTTAGCAAAAAGAAGCATTTCTTGCTGCTTATTTGCTTCTTAATACCCTAAAATGAAGAAGAAATTGTATTGTTTCTTTACTCCGTCCCACGAGTCATTATTTAATGACTACTTAAAACCTAGTGCCGAAAAAGAATATGATATAAATTATCTTTTTTACAAAAACCAAATTTGTGAATCTGGAGAATATAGTGAAAGCGGATGGAGGGAGACTCAATACAATAAAGTTTTATACTGGATAGATGCGGTGAAAAAAAACTACCAAGATGTAATTGTTTGCTGCGATGTGGATGTTCAGTTTTTGAAACCTAGCTTCGAGTTACTCGTTCAGGCCTTAGGCTCAGGCGATATCGCTTTTCAATGCAATGATAGTTCTGGGAATATTTGTTCTGGATTTTTTATCTGCAAATGTAACGATAAGACCCTTTCATTCTTGAAGGAAACAGCCGCAATACTAAAAGGCAAGATGCGTCAAGATGGAGGGGGGGAGCAGTACGTAATGAGAGATATCCTTTTTAAAGATTCTTGCGATTTAAATTGGGCGGTCATTCCGAGATCAATAGTTTGGTGCCCTTCTGAAAAATACAATGCACTTTCAGCTTTAAAAGTAAATAATAGCCTAGTTGCCCATCATGCAAACTGGACAAATGGAGTTGATGAAAAAATAAAACAACTTGATTACATTAGAAATCGATTTAATCAAGGCTCATTGGCGGAAAAGCAATCCAGGATAGCTTTGTGCTCCTCATCCCTTTTAAGGAACCTTGGTCAAACATATGAGAACTTAATAGAGAAAATAATAAAGCCGCTTCCAGAGGCCCCTGATTTTTTTGGGTTTTTTACCGACAAGTGCGAAACGGAAGAAAATAAGAGGTATTTAAATGAAATAAAAAAACATTGCAATTCAATGCATATTGAATTCAAGGAAGACATTATAGATGAGACACTTTGCGATCTTAGCGATGGCTTAAATAGATTCCAGAGACATGGATTAAGGGGCAATATACTTCAGTGGCAGTCTATGAAAAAGGTCAAGGAGTTAAAGTGCAATTTTGAGAATTTTCACGGAATGACTTACGAGTGCGTTATTTGGACTAGGCCAGATTTGTATTTTTTTAACTCCCTGGATAATATTTTAAATTTAAAATTCCATGAAATATATAACTCAGCTCACGACAATCATCTTCACGGGATTTGCGACAGATTCTCATTAGGCTCTTCGGAGGCTATGGACTCAAGAATGACGATAATTGACTCTTTTAGAGAATGGTTCTTCAACCACAAGAGAGAAGATACTTTTTTTTCAAAAAAAGAACAGAGGTTTATGTGGAACCCAGAGGTATTTTATCGTGATTACCTGGAGATTTGCGAATTAAATCACGGGAAGTTGAATCTATGTTTCGGTAAATCAAGGGAGAACGGAGAGGTCAAGATTCCATTCTGGCATGAAATCTCTGGAAATTCAAACTCTGGACACTCTTGCTCTGAAGATATTATCAATCCTGAGGTTCTCAAAACCATTAAAGACAGTGAAGATCTAATCTTAGATAAATATGGAAACTGGATGACAGTTAAAATGAAATGAAGAAAACTCGGATTATAGCTGTCTACTTTGGAAGTTTTCCTTATTACTTCTCCCTCTTCAAGGAAAGTTGTTTTAAGAATAAAAACTTCGAGTGGTTGATATTTAATGATAGTGTGGGAGATAAGCGGGAAAAAAATATAAAATATGTAAGGACTTCCCTTAAGGAACTCAGCGAGCTCGCCTCGGAAGCCCTAAGCTGTAAGATCGACCTCAAGGAACCTTACAAGGTATGTGACTTAAGACCAATCTTTCCTATTGTTTTTTCCGATTACATTAAGGGTTACGAATTTTGGGGTCACTGCGATCTGGATGTAATTTGGGGAGATATGGGTAAGTTTTTGGATTACGAATTTCCCTGGGAAAATGATATAATATCTGCCGATAGAAGAAGGGTTTGCGGTCCATTTTCATTATTTAAAATTTCAGACCAAATGAAATACCTATATAAAGATATCGATGATTATATTGATATATTAAATTCAGAAGAATCTGGAATTATAGATGAGCTAGAATTTAACCAAGTTAACGAACCTAAAAGATGCACTCAGACAATAGATACGAAGAAATATAAAGTTTTTTGCGGCCACGATATTTCAGGCAAGTTTATATCACTACAAAGGTATAGCACGGACAGAGCTCCAGCTTACTGGAAGAGTGGGAAATTATTCATTGAAAAATATTTTAAAAATCTAGTGGTCGATGGTAACAATTTTCATGGATTCGGGGCGGAAACAATGATGCTTCATGTAAGAAAATGGCATTATGTGGATTGTAAAAAAAAGTCAATACATCACAAGGATGAAAGTGTTGATATTTACAAGCAATGGGCTAATACCCATTAAGGTTTTAGTGTAATATATTTTTATGCCTAATTTCAATTCGAGTCCGTATCTATCTACTTCCCTTGTTGATGTTAGGGAAAATCCAAGGCATTACTCCAAGAGCTTTTTGGAATTTGGGATAATTGCCAATTTGGGCCGAGGAGGGTTCTGCAACCAAATAATACAAATCGTACATGCCGAAAGCATTTCTCAAATACTAAAGGAAGAGTTTTCTCGAAATGTTGATTATTACATAGGCAAATTCCCGAAACTGAAAAATAAAAATTTTAATAATGTTTTTTCTTACATAGATTCAGATAAAAGAATTGATTCAGGAGGCTCGTGCAACTTCTTCCTCCAAAGAGGTTGGGGCTTATTGGACGAGAAAGCGGCAAGTAGGGCTCACAGAGTTCTTCAAATAATGGGGGTAAAAATAAATAAAAAAGAATACATGAACAGGTATTCTGCAAATTTTAAAAAAATAAAATTTAAAAAAAATATACTAAAAGAAGCTGACGATTTTTCTTCGATAAATGATATCGACTTCGAGTTAACTTTGGGAATTCATTTAAGAACTAACGATCACGATCCTAAAAAAGGTAAATTTTTTAAGCGTAATGACTTTGATAAATGCATTTCGAGCATAAACAAAACACTTAAGCTTAAAAATTTAAAATGCGTCTATATCTCAGGAACGGACAGGACGAATCGAAATTTCGACAATAAGGTGGGCCTACATAGCGAAGTTGTAAAATATTATAAAGATAAAAATATTAAAATTATTTCTGATAACGAAAGCTCCTACATAAGAGATTCGCCCGAATGGATAAGGGACTTAATAATTTTATCAAAATGTAGATTTTCTACAGGACATCAGGCTTCTACTTTTAGTTTTCTTCCGTCCTTCCTTGGGGATTCTGAATTTATACCTATAAAATGAAACTGGGTTTATGCTTCTTAATTAGAGATTCAATTAATCTAGAAAAGGAATTGTGGGTGAATTTCTTAAAAAATGTTAACCGTGATTCTTTTGGAATCTATGTCCACCATAAGCATTTGGGAGAACATACAAATTTCGTGAGTGACCTGCCCAATGCAAAAGATTGTACCAATATAATTCCCACTGCTAGAGGGTACCCTAGTTTAGTCGATGCAACTAGAAATCTTTTTTTAGATGCGTTTAACGATGGCTGCGATTATGCATATCTTATATCAGGAGACATGATTCCTCTTTGTAGCTTTGGTCAGTTACAAGAAATATCAAAAGAAACCCTGTTCCAGTTCTTAGAGACAAAAGATATAAAAAGATATTGCAATCATTGTAAAAAATTACTGGCAGATGACCATTTCGTAAGAAGAACTTTGTTTGTTTGGGAAAAAAGGTACGAAGAACACTACGAGAGGAATGCTAATTCTAGAATCAAAGAAATAGCCCCTTCTTTTCATGATTACAAAAAACAATTCATGTTTTTCGGAATGAATAAAGAGTCTTTTTTGAAAATAGAAAGTGATTATAATTTTCCAAAATATAAAAAATTAAATGGTTGGCACTGGGGAATAGATGAATTTTACTGGATAAATATATGCAATTATTTAAATATTAAATATAAAAAAATTGATAACTTATTATTTTGCAACAGAGATCCGATAGAAACTCAAGCCGAGCATATTGATTTTTGCAACTCATTTTCCAAAAACATCCGTAAGTTTTTCTTTGCTAGGAAGATAGCTTATATAGATAAAATTCAACAAGAAGAAATTATTAATATGTATAATAGTAAAAATATTAATTTATAAAGTGTATCTATATTATATATGCGAACTGTTTTTTGTTACTGGAACAGAGGGGTCAATTGCATGCCCCCTCCAATTAGAATAATTTACGAAAGAAATTGTAGATTACTGAAATCATTTGGGTTGAAATTCAGACTTGTTTCTGATGAGAATGCTTCTGAGTTTGTAGGAATTCTTCCTGATTTTTTTGAAAATCTTTCGCCCAATCATAAGAGTGATTTTTTAAGGTGGGAAATTCTTTATAAGCACGGAGGTGTTTGGCTGGATACCGATATTATTTTATACAAAGACATAACTCCTCTTTTTGAAAAACTTTATGATTTTGATTCTGTGGATGTTTTATTAAATATAGAATACAGATCAAAAATACATAATATATTGCAGGAAAACTGTGTGGAAGAATTGGTGGTATACGAAGATTTCTACATAAAGCCTGCTTGCTGTGTGGTTTTTGCGAAGCCAAAGTCAGATTTTATTAAATTCTGCAAAGAAAATACTTTAGAAAAAATAAGCTCCAGCCTTCACTTGGACTGGTGGGACATCGGACCGTGTATGATATCTAAAGCATATAGGAATAATAAATCTTTGGCATATATATTAAACAATTCAGAGATGGACGAGTTGGGCTTTAATGCTGTCACCTGGAAGGTGGACCTTAGCTTGCCTACTATTTTAAATAATTACCCTGGATATAATAAGTCTCAATGGTACGGCTCCCCACCAACAGTCGCCCAGAAAGCAAAAAGAATGATCTTGAATGAAAATTTCTTTTATTTACCTATATGGTCTATACATAAAAGAAATAATGGAGACCAAAAGAATATTGAAAGTGTATTATTTCAAGAGGAGAGATCTCTTTTTTATCAACTTAACAAACTGTCTAAATAATGAAATTAGGATTTTTAATATGGAAATTTCCAGCACAAGCCAACACTTTTATAGTTAATGAAATAAAAGAGTTTATTAAATCTGGAAGGCATGATTACCATATTTATTCTTTAGATAAACCAAGTTCTTATACATTTGATATATTTAAAGAAGATTTAGATTTTATAGACCGTGATAAAATCACATATATAAAAAAGGAAGGGCTGATGATGGAAAAGATTATTCGCCTGTCAGAAGTTCCCTTTCACTCAAAACTAAAAGACTCAGATATCCATTCTGCTAAAGAGATTCATGACATTGAAGAAATCAAACATAAATCAATAGCCAATAAATTTGCATTCTCTAATTTAGCCAAAAGAATACATGAGGATGGAGTAAAAGCTATTTACTCGCCTTTTGGTAATTATACTTCCGATATAGCTATGATGTTGAAAGTTCATTACGGAATACCTTATATGTTCTCTGTACATGCGTATGATTTATTCACCGAATTTAATTATCAGAAGCAAAAAGCTAAAACATGCCATAAAGCACTTCCTATATCAGAATATAATAAAAAATATTTAAAAGATTTAGACTTCCCTTCTATAAAGACTACAGTTAAAAGGATAAATTTCAGAAGCGAGTCGAGCAGCATTGTTGAATATAAGTCGGAATATAAATATATTTTTTCCGCCAGCAGGCTTGACCCTATGAAAGGTTATGAATATTCTATAAAAGCTTTTTCTGAATTTTTGAAATCTAATCCTGACTACCGTTATTACATAGCAGGAAGAGGCGATCAGGAATACGAATTGTTTTTAAAAAAAATTGTTAAGGATTTATCAATAGAGGATAAAGTTCATTTTTTAGGTTTCATAAGTAACGAGGAAGTTATTTCATATATAAAAGGAGCTCGATTTACAATTCTTTCCTCTGTTGAATTAAGTAATAGCGATAAAGAGGGTATACCCACATTTTTTATAGAAAGTTTGTCGAACGGAATTCCTGCCATTGGATCAAAATTATCAGGTATACCTGAGTTGCTAAACGATGATGTAGGGGGGTTATCCGAACAGGCTGATATTGATAGCATAGTGTATCAAATGGAAAGACTGGCTTCATTATTGAATAGGAAAATTGAAAAAAGAAAGATGAGAAGACAGTGCAGGATGAAGGTCTCTAGTATGTATGATAATCTTGCGAATATAAATATATTAAATGATACATTAGACTCATTGTCTGTAGAGGATTTTTTCTGTTATAATAATTTAGAGCTAGACCCCTTTATTCCTATAGAAAATCCCGGTTTGGATAGTATCCTTTTAAATCAAAAACCTATTTCAAAAGATAAAACTTTTATCTATAATCCATACAATATTAAGATTTGGAAAATTGATAATTTTCCATATAAAAATATACAAGATTGTAATATCAATAAATATAAAAAACTTATAAATGAGAAGTATTCATGGTTTAATTATGAAGGAGGATGTGTTAAAGATTTAAAAACTTATTTTAATATTGTAAAAAATAGTAATAATATTATAATTAACAATGATCTTAGCTTTGTAATACTTAATCATTTATTCCCCAATAGTAAATTTATATTATATGTACCTGAAAATCTGGAATGGGTAAGAGAGAAAATGATAAAGAATGGTTGGTGCCAGGGGGACTTAAAGGTTATAGATTCGACGGTTAAAGGCGGAGAAGCGGTTCTTGAATTAATGCAGAAATGCATGAAAAAAATAATAGACGAAGATTCTCTAGAAATAATAAAAATAAATGACAAAGAGCTCGAAAGATAAAGGTAATGCTTGGGAGCTTGAATTAGCTAAAATATTAGAAGATAACTTTGAAGGAAAATTTAGTAGGACTCCTAGATCTGGCGCGATTTTTGGAGGGTCTAATGCAGAGAAAGCGGAAGGAGAAAGGGAAGATGTGGTTGAAATACTTTCTGGAGACTTAATAACCCCCAAAGACTTTCCCTTCTTGGTGGAAGCCAAACACTATGAAGATTTTAAGTTCTCGCAAGTAATAAATGGTCAAAACAAAGAGTTCGACGGATGGATAGATCAAGCTAGCACAGATGCGGAAAGATGCTCTAAACTTCCAATGATATTTTGTAAAATTAATTATATTGGAATATATTGTATATTTGAATATAAGATATTATCATTAGATAGCGGTATTTGCCCTACTACATATTTCTCTAATCATTTAATATATAAAAGAAAATGGATAATGATATCTATGGAAACTTTTTTAAATTATAAAAATATAATAGTTGATATGGCCAGACTTAAATCTTAAGCGTTATTCCTCATTTGCCTTATAAGCCCAGAAAAAGAAGACCAGCCTGTGCCTTTGAACCTTTTAGCCCCTATGCACAAATACAAGTCTATAACAGAATCTTCTAAAGATGTGTGTCTGAATCCAGATTTTTGTATAAATTTAATATATTTTATAAGAGGCGCGAATTTATCATAAAATATTTTCTGCGTTTCTAAATTATCTGTAGCTATATATAATGGCCTATCTTTATTATTATCTATAAAATTAAAAAACAATTCGTCTGGTTGATATATATTTCTCTGCTTTCTTATTAATACATGATCTGTTCTTCTTATATGAACTGCATTGTAATCTAGCGATAGTTTGCCCTGAACCTCTTTAACTTTTTGCATAATTTCTTTCTTAACCTTTAGATCTTTATATAAAAACATTTTGTTAGCGTCGAAATTATGCCTACATATACCGTAAGTAGGGCTAGATGTCGTATTATTAAAGAAAACTCCTTCTGGGGGCTCGAATAACTCCAGAAAGTGACCAGGGCAATCTTCGTCTGGGGTCCAATTAACAAAAAGCTCTTCTTTTTTCTGTTTACAATATTCCAGATGAGAAAAAAGGCTTCTTAGTCTGTTAGACAAACCTAAGTTTACGGTAATCTGCATTTTTAAAAATCATAAGGGAATAAATTTAAGTCTTGTTCAAATCTTTTTTCTATAATTTTTATTGTTTCTGAATTGTAATACTCTTTATAATTCCCTCTATTTGAAGAATTTATTTTTTTAATAGGTTGGCTGTATTCTATATTGTTCTTTTCACATATATATTTCATATCTTCATTTATAGTTTCTAATCTTCCTACGTAATTCAAAGATATATTTTCCTTATTTAATAAAAAGCCTAATATCGATAAGGGGTCTTGAGTTGACCACTTTTCACCATCAACCGTTTTATTCTCCCAGTGATTAGGCAGCCCTTTTCTTACCCAGTGATCAAAACCCTGTTTGTTTTTAGGTTCGTATGGGTCGCCATGATGATGAAAATACCAAGAAACCATCCTGTCCCAAGGATTTCTTATAAAGGTGAACTTAAAGAACTTCTCTAGTTCGTCATAAGACAGGTCTGACGAATACTTTCTTAGTGTCTCGTGCCTAAGTCCATTCCACCCAAAAAACCTCTCTATAGAGACTCCAGCGCATTTAGGAATATGTATAAAAATTAAGTTGGGATCTTTTTTTATCACCACTTATTATAAAATAAATTAGTGATATTTAAATAATTTCCTAATATCTCTTACGACATAACTTCCGAACCTATTATCATACCTATTGTCAAAAAGATAATTAGAAGGGTGTAGGGCTATACATGTTCCATTTATAAAATTTTTAAAATTCATTCCTGGATCTTCTAGTAGTTGGTGCCATGTTAATCGATTTCCGCCAGTCCTGTAAGGAATCCTTAAGCTTAATTTAGGATTAAGTTGTATTGCTGAATTTTTCTTAACATATCTAATTTCTGAATTATGTATATGTATGCAATTTACAAAACCATGAAATCCTATATTATACAATTCAAGCCCTTCTAACTTCAATGCACTTAAAAATTGCTGCTCGCAATGAAGTGTTCCTAGGGGAAGTTCTGAGAAATTAGTAGTAATTAAATCTGCGGTTTTTTTTGTAAAAGCCCATGCATCGGAACTGTAAGGAGGCATTCTGGAAGATTGTTCGCTATGTTCTCTTACTATTAATTTTCCCACTTTCTTCGTGCCATTTAATCTGCTGGATGGAACTATACTACCATCAGCCATCTCGTCTTGCCTAGTCATTGATAATAAAAACTTATCTGTGTAATTTATTTTTTTTAAAATACCCACCGTCTTATCAAAATAGCAATCTGAATTGCACAGTAAATAAACCGAATCGCCATTCCCATGATTTCTCGCGTATTTTAATGCAGCCTCATAATTAAGTCTTACTGGAGACACTATTATGTCAACCTTTTTCTTCAAGGAACTCGGAATCCCTAGCTTTTTCAATAAAGAAATCGTACTATCCGAAATGACTGAATTGTACCTCCTGCTAGGTTGATCCACAAAAATAACAATTTTATCAATCAGCTCATTTTTAACATTTAATAAAATGCTTTTTTTTAACTCATTAAATCTTTCCTTGCTTTTTTCCGAGTATATAGAAGTTATTAATGTTATTTCTTGTTTAGAGTCTCTCGTTGGTACTTCCTGGTGATTAATTTTTTTAATTTTTACCAAAGATTCTTTCTCAGTTAAATCAACTAAGCATTTTATGGTATTTTTCTCGACGTAATCTGCGTAAATTTTCCTAATTATTTTTTCGCAGGGTTCAGAAAATTTTTCTCCGTGAATATGACTTTCTATTAGAGGCCAAAGATATTCATTCTTCCATTTGATCGTAAAGTCGTTAGATAATATTTCTTCTACAGAATCCTTCGATAGTGCTTCTGGGTTGTTTTGAGCTATGGAAATAAGCACAGGTCTTATCTCGTGCAGCATGCTTATGAAATTATAACTTTCAGTTATGCTCCCGCAACATTCACATACATTAATCTTCCTCATTTTAAAAATTATAATTAAATCTCTTAATGTCTTCTTTGTATAATTTAGCTACTTCCTGCTGCGATTCTTTATTGTAACAATCTTTGTAATTTATTTTTGGAGCTTTATGATTGTATTTCTTATGGTCAAACGGATTTTTTCTCTCCAAAGGTATATTCTTACCTATTTTTTGACAAATCGTTTCCCAGCTGCCCTTGAGATCCTCAAATCTTCCTATAAAATCTAAAGGTTCATCTAAAATATTTAAATATATCGAGTTTTTAATTGGATTGTCTTTTGAGGTGCTTATCGATCTATGATCAAATTCAAATCCATACCTATTAATTCTTTTTTTAAATCCACTTAAGTCAATTTTCCCATCTTCAATTTTTACTTTGTAAAAATTAGGGAATCTAGCTAAAGATTTTGTCCTATCCCAGGGATTTCTAATTATAGTGAATTTAAAATAATCATCCCAATATTTTGAGTAAGCCTTTTTCGCGTCGCTTGCAAATATATGCTTTGTTTTTTTATCAATCAACCACCAGTCTTTTTTTACAAGACTTAGCTCTATACTGCTTCCTGCGCAACCAGGAATATGTATAAATATGCATTTATTCTTATGATCAATCATCATAAGTATATACACTCTTAATTAAATAACTTTAAATGAAATTTTATGTTTTTGGGATTTTGGCGGATTAGAATATATAATGCAATCATTTTCCCAATGTAAATTTACGAAATCTTGCTCAAATAATCCGACATTGTGCATGAAATTGCAAATGCAATATAATCTTATTTCGTCAAAAATGTTCTCACTATTAGTTATTTTAAATTCATTTACGCAAATGTCCTCAAAGAGGACTTCTATTTTTCTCATCTTAACTACTCTTTAAACTTTTAACATTTCATTAAATTCTTTAAGGTCAACTCCCCCTCCATCTGTTAAAGAGGGGTATAGAACTTTGAACCATTCTTTTTTAAATTCCCGTTTTCTTCCTTTAAGCAATACCTTGCATTCTTTTATTTGACTTGATGTAATGCCGTTTAGAACAAGATCCCAAGCATGCTCTGCTGCAAAATGAAAATATGCATTTTCACCTCTTGTGAGAATCGGTATGCCATTTCTTACTTTGGGTAAAGTCAATGAAGTAGACTTACCTTGATGAAATCCATTTCCAGCATCCCTCAATACGAATTTTCCGTCTGTCAATCCGACTTCAACTTCGAATTTTATATTTGAGTTATCCTCTCCCAGAAAACTGCCGTTCCATTCGATTTTTTATTCTCCAAACTCATGTTTATATTGCAATGTTATTCCCCAAATTTATATCCGAAATACTCGATGTCCTTTGCGTATTTTTGGGCAACGATTTGACGAGTTTCGTCATCGTAGTATTCGGTATAGTGTTTATGTTTACTTTTGTTATTATGCGGAAGTTGTTGCCGTGGAATTCCAATTTTGTCGCAGACGGTATTAAAGTCTTCTTGGAGGTTTTCTGTTTTTCCGATGAAATCTAATAAATTATTTTGGTTTTTATCTTCGTAATATCTACTATACCCAAGGTAGCAAGAATTTCTTTTTTTATACTCAGACCGTATGAATGTATTAAAATCAATTAAAGAAAATTCTTTATATTTATTATACTGTTTTGCTGTAAAATCATATTTTGGGGATTCAGTTTTATGCACCTGCTTACACATGAACTCGTACCAGGATACTATTCTATCCCAGGGATTTCTGACAAATGAGAATTTAAAATACGAATTGAATTTTTTTGTGTCATTTACAAATAGTTCCTTTTTAACTTCCGACGCAGTAGTGTGTGGATTTTTTTCGTTAAAATTGCCGTATCTTATATCGGAATACTGATTCAATCTGTTTCTTATTGATACCGACCCAGTCTTTTCCATTGCAATATATACAAACTTATTTTTATGTGATATTATCATTTCTTATTCATGTTCGAGGAATTTTTGGATTGGTAGAGCAAAAAAACCATCGAATTTACTTACGGCTGGAAAGCTCCTAATTTGGTCGTAATGATAATCTCCGTGCAAGATAAGGTCTAGCAGACCATCCTCGCAGTTTTCATCTCCTTTGAAAGCCACATCATAGATAACATTTTCATTTAATACTTTAACAATTTTATTGTATTTGCTCCAAGTAGCGGGACATTCTTTTGCTCGTTTGATTAGATTTTTTTTTCCTTGACTGTTTTTTGGCAAATTATCAACGAGGTATTGCAAATCTGTTTGAGTATTGAGTGCAATTACATTATTTACTTTTAACAAACTTCCGAATAATAAACTTGCATAACCTCCCGCACTGCTCCCCATACATAACACTTTATCGTATTTAGCGAATTCTTTTCTCAGAAATGCAATAGTATGATTAATATTCTTTCCAATTCCATTAAGACTACCAAGATACCATTTACTTTGATTTCTTAAATACAATACATCAAAGTCGTTGCGTTTATATTTTAGTTCCATTAAACTTCTTTTTCTTTGAAAAAAGTCTTTTTCAGGTGCTCCATTGCTTGAAAAACTTACAATAAGTTTTTTGTTATTATCACCCACTTTAACATACGATATTTCAGTTGCTTCTTGTTTGTTAATATACTGCATCGCATCTTCATAATTGTTCATTTCCACCCTCTTGTATTTTGGTGATGTTATCATTTTAAATTTCCTTGATATAATATTTTTTAATATATTCTTCGTCCATAATTTCTGCTTCGTTTATTATGTCCACACATTCCATTTAATTTGTTGTCTAAAAAAGTAGATCCACTTCTTGGGGTCGATAATAATATTGTTGAATTCATATTTACTCTCCAAATTTGTATCCAAAATACTCGATGTCCTTTGCATATTTTTTTGCAACAATTTCACGTGTTTCTTCATCGTAGTATTCGGTATAATGCTTGTGTTTTGTTTTGTTTTTGTGTGGAAGTTCTCGTTTTGGAATGCCAACTTTGTCGCAGACGGTGTTGAAGTCTTCTTGATACGTTTCGAGATTGCCTATAAAACTTAATAATTTTTTGCCATCGGAATTAAATAATTTCATACGAGGGTCGGTGTATGGCATTACATGACTCCATTTAAAAAAAGTCCAGTCTGATTCCTTCAAAACATGGTCTCTTATAAAATCAGTAAAATCATTAAATGGAACTTCCCATTTATTATTTATCTTCTTACTCGTTACCCAAGGGCATTTCCATGCAGAAACCAATCTCTCAAAGGGATTTCGCACAAAAGAAAAAGAAAATTCTATATCCGATACATCTTCAATATTCGTATAAACATCGGTATCGTGTTCTTCATTAAGTTTATTTGCATTACCATTCACAGTATCAATTAATATATCATTATCACGACACACACTTTCCATACTCAATCCACCGCACTTTGGGACATGAATAAAAATAAATTTTCGTTCGTTATCAATCATTTTCGTTTCCATTTGTTGTTTTTTGTTAAATTTTTAAAAATGAGCTTTTCAATATGCTCCTCTGAGCTTGGTGTAAATTGAGAGATATATTCCGATGCTCTCATGGAAATATTCTTGCATTCTAGGTCGTTATTCCTGCACCATTCTAACTTTTCATCAAAATCGGAAACATCATCTTTTAAAGGGACATAATGAACCCAAGGTTTTAGTTTGAAATGTACTATATTATGCCATTTGGGAGTAGGCGCGAGAGTAACGCTATTTGAAAACAATGAAGGTATTAAGCTACTGGGCCAGTCATGCCCCTCTAGGTTCAAAATATATTTATATTCACAAATTCGGTAAAACCAATCTATTCTGCTTCCGAATGAATTTTCATTTTCTTTTCTAAAGAATTCATTGTAATATGATAAGTTTTTTAAATTTCTTTTTAACATTGATTGATATGTAGCGTCTGGAAAATCTATAAATTTTATATTATTTTTACTCGATAGCTTTTCAACAAACCTAATTCTTTGAATATCGTTAGCATAACTTTCAATATTTTCGGATTTGAAGAAGTTTTTTCCGTCACGATCTCTTCCTGTCAATGTTCCCCTCCAAACCACTTCGTCAATTTTTTCATTAAACGGGTAGAGGTCTTTATGCTCAAAATTCGTTAATTGCCCGCTCCATTGCATGTTTTCATCTGGGGTGGCTTCAGTGGAGAGTTGTTTGGTCGTACATGGTAGAGCAAATAAAATTGAATTATTTTTATTGTATTCTCTATTGTGCGATATGTACGGAATATTTTTCGCATCAAATCCGAATTGAAGTTTTAGCTTTTTAAGTCTTATGTCTAGTTCTTTTTCCGATAAGTAATCTTCGGAATCTACGATAACTCCTGGATTTTTATCAATTCCGTATTTTATCCATTTTTCAATCCAGTCGAGACGTCTTAGGTTATCAGGCATAGGGGTAGTTTTCTCACAATCCCAATCAAATTGGCGGCAAGAGTATTCTTTGTTGTGCCATTTGCCCATTCTGTACTTAACCGAATCTTCTATGTAGTTTTTTTCAATCATACTATTTTATTCCCATATTCAAATTTAAAATGCTCAATATCTTTTGAGAAGACTTCCGCAACGATTGAACGAGTTTCATCATCGTAGTATTCGGTGTAGTGTTTGTGTTTTGTTTTGTTATTGTGTGGAAGTTGTTGTTGTGGAATTCCAATTTTGTCGCAGATTACGTTGAAGTCTTGTTGGAGGTTTTCAAATTTGCCTATAAAGTCACAACATTTTGTAGATTCGTATTGAAACCCATGAGCCCATATATTCTCGTAGTTTTGAATATATTGTTTAAAGTTGATGTCCGTTAAATCTCTTTTTTTATTTGTAAATTTTTTTTTCTCAAAACAATACCAAGACACAACTCTGTCCCAAGGATTTCTTACAAATGCAAATTTAAAATAATTGCTATATGAATTGAGGAAGTTTCCAGAACGTTTACAATCACTGTGTTTGTATTTGTGTGGTTCAGTCGCATCAACTCCACTTTTGCAATTTAAGTTTGTGCTATCATCACCAACTAATTTTCCAACAATTAAATTATCATCTTCAATCTTTTCAAGTACACCGTGGATTGAAGTTGTACCCGTTTTCTCTGGTGCAATAAATACGAATTTATATTTTGGTGATATAATCATTGTAAATTATCCTTTAAATTTTAAAATTTCTGTTAAACTATCTGCGCTTGCAGGTAAATTGTGAGTTTTGCATAATTTAATCGCAGTGTTAAATCCACTTGATTTCCAGTTTTCCCCAGACAAATTATTAATTTTAAATAAGTTTCTTGTTTTCTTATTCTCAGTTTCATAATTTGCATTTTGGATTGTATCTTGCATAAAATTCTCAAGTTTTTTATTTAAAGTATTTTCCCAGTAGTCTTCATCTAAACAATCTTCGTAAAAAATAGTCAAACAATTTTTATGATACTTTTTCAGTGTGTTATAGTAAACTTCTTTTTCCCAATCGCATCTGATTGCATCTGCTACAATTAAATTGTAGTTTAAATCTAAGGCTTTATCGGTATTATTAATTTGATTCTTATAGTGTTTATTGTTATGATACACTCCTGTTGTTTTAGCAATTTGATTGCTTGTTGCTTGTGCAATTGAATCTTTACGAACAAAGTGAATTGCTGGATATTTTAAAATTGAATTTATGCTACATTGATCGTACATTATATTTACAAATTCATTGTCATTCAGTGAGTCGTGTGCATCATCGTAAAATTGTTCAGTTTTTTGAATAATTTTATTTGTGTCAAATACTTCAAATGCTTCGAGAGTAGATAACTTTCTCAAATAACCTTTTTCTGTAATAAATCTTGGTTTAGGTAAATAATAAGAATTCAGTTTTTTTCTTTCAATGAATGTTTTGCTTGAAATTTCTTCCCACCAATTCACATTATTTTCTTTAGATACGCGCCAACGACCAAACATTCCTGCCAGCTTTTCACAAAACCAAGTTGTTCCACTTCTTTGTGACGATACTATAAAGAATTTTCTCATTTTATTTACTCTCCAAATTTATACCCAAAATATTCAATGTCTCGTGCATATTTTTCCGCAACAATTTGTTTTGTTTCTTCATCATAGTATTCGGTGTAGTGTTTATGTTTTGTTTTGTTTTTATGTGGAAGTTTTTGTCGTGGAATTCCTATTTTGTCGCATACGGTGTTGAAGTCTTCTTGGAAGTTTTCAAATCTTCCGATGAAATCAACAAGTAGCTTTCCATTATCATCGTAAAGAAACTTGTACTGATGATCCCATTGTACATGGAGTTTTGCCACGATCAAGAGGTTTATATAATCATTAAATGATGCAGATTCAGTAATACCAATGTGATCCATTAAATCAGGTCGTTTAGTTATATTGTAATTGTACTGAGAAACCATTTTTTCCCAAGGGTTTCTTACAAACGAAAATGTAAAATACTCGGAAAATATATCTCCACCAACCTCTTCTATAATGTGTGATGACATTAAATGTTGAAGTCCTCCTGTTTGATATTTATTTGGAGACATCCAAAGGTCTTTTGTAGTACGTTTTTTCGGTTTAAATAATAAATCTTCTACACTTGTTCCACCTGTTTTCGGAATATGAATAAAAATAAATTTATGTTTGTGATTTATCATTGCTTATACTCCAAATTTATACCCAAAATATTCAATGTCTCGTGCATATTTTTCCGCAACGATTTGCTTTGTTTCTTCATCGTAGTATTCGGTGTAATGCGGGCCTTTAATTTGATGTTCATGCTTTAATTTACACTTAGGCATTCCAGTTGAATGACATATTTTGCGAAAATCCTCCTCAATACTCTCAAATCTCCCAATAAAATCAAAGCTCTTAAAATCACCAATCATTTGTGAATATGAAAATGCATGAGGCGCATCATCAGGGTCGAACTTTTTCAAGAACTCCTTAAAAGTCATTTTTCTATAAAATTTCTTTTCACGCTTTCTGGGCCAACGAAATTTTTTATTGGTATACCATTTATACTCGGAAACATATTTATCCCAGGGATTTCTAACAAAAGTAAACTTAAAGTATTGATTGAATTTTTCAGGCCCCAACCTTTTCTCCATTCTTTTGGCTGGTAAATGGTGATGCCCAACCCTGAAACAGTAAGGTTTTATGCATTTCTCAATAGACGTGCCTCCTGTTTTAGGAATGTGTAAAAAAATAAATTTATAAATATCGCTGATCATTTTTACTTAATTGAAAATAATTCTGAATGCTTTTCGTTCATAAAACTTAAAACCAACTCTTCGTCATATATATTAAAAACTCGATCAACCTCTTTGAGGCATTCGATATATTTTTCTTCAAATTCCTTAATGATTTCAACGGGTAGCCTTAGCGCCCCTGCTTTTAATTTTATTTTGGGAAACTTAGCTTCCAATAACCCTCCATATGGATTTCCTGGTATTGAATGATATTTCTTTATTACCATTTTTTTTTCTAGTCCACCGTTTAGAATTTCTCCGAAACCTCTATTAAAAACACAATCTCTCCACACTATATCTTTAACTAAAGAAAGATCACTAACCCTTTTGAAAAGAAGAATCTTGCTTGTCCATATAGTAGCTAGTTTAAGATACGAAGAACTCTTTATACGCAACCCGTATTTAGTATATACATAATCCATAGATTCGCAGTATTTTGTTAAATTTTTTAAATAAGGTTTGCTTGGCAAATCTTTAAAATTTAATTTAATATTATTACTAAAATCTATTTTTTCTTCTGAGAAAAAATTATCTATATTCAACTTCTTTGCGCCTCGAAGGTGCCTGCCATTAGTTGGCTTGACGTTACCTTCTACCTTCCAGTATCCAGAGAACGTGGCTCTATTTAATATACTCATTAATTATGTAGTTTTTTTTATTCAGTTGCAGATTCTTTAATATTTTCGGATTGATGTTAAAAGTTTCGTAGTCTCGTGTGCCGTGCCCTGTATCGTTCTGCCTGTAATGGTTCAGACCTAACTCTTCTATTTTAGGATTGAACCATTTTCCGTAAGGAGCAGTTTGCGCCTTATGAGGCTGTAGTTTTGTGGTTATTGATGGCTTGTAAATATATTTTCTAAATTTATCACCTTTTGAATGAAGCATTGATTTTGATATTTCTGTAATTAATTTATCAGGGTTTAGATCTCTAGACTCAAATCTAATCTGCCTCATCCTGACCAGTCCTACTGTATCACTCAATCCAGACAAGTATTCCTTGATATCATTTTTTCGCCCTTGATCTATTACTAGAAATTCATCCATATCTAGACTCGCACACCAATCGACGCCTTTTCCTCTTAATCTTGCTGCACAATGTCCGTGAGCTCGAGCTTGAGCATATTCGACTTTACCGTGTCGGTCTAATGGAGACCATTCCACAAAATGAACTCCTGGATATTTGTCTGAAATATCTTTTAAAATTGAATCAATCTGTTTTTCATTTAAAGGAACCTCCTGTTTAAAATCCCACCCGTGCTTATTTACTCTTCCAGGCTTAATATATTCATTCTTCATCCTTATCTCCCAGAAGGGTTTCGTTTGTACTTTTGAATTATCATACAGATAAAATTCATCAAAACCTAATTGCGAATGATAATCTATCCATTCTTCCAGCCATAAGATATTCTCTTTGGCGATAAAAACATTATGCATTGCCGTTTTCATTAATCTTCCTCCTGATTTACGGAAAGGGAAAATTGTTCTTCCTCTTCCTTAGATACTTTTTTCTTACTTTCAACTTTATGTATTCTCTTTCTAAGCCCAGTACTTGAAAAGTCGTGGTCTCTTGAATTATAATATATTTCTATGCTCTTTTTCAAACATATATCTTTTCCAGAAAAATCTACATCTTTGTAATCAGATCCTATAATTCTAATGTTCACGTCGTAACACAATAAAATATCATGCAAATCTTTTTCTAAATTATATGGTATAATTTCGTCTACATATTTAACAGCAGAAAGCTGTATATAGCGCTCAACAATACTTTGAACTGGAGCATTTTTTTGAGGTCTTTCCACTTGCGGGTCAACATGCAGACCGCATACTAAATAGTCGCATTTACTTTTAGCTTCTTTTAGCATTGAAATGTGCCCAGAATGCAAAAGGTCAAAGGTTGAAAATGTTATTCCTGTTTTCATGTTATACTATATTTTCTCCTAGGTTATTTTTAAATAATTCCGAATCGTTCCATTTAGATTTCATCCTCATTTCGCTAATAATTTCGCAAATTATAAGTTTTTTTTCTTCGTCTAAAGTCTTAAATTTTTTCTTTGCAATTATGTATGCAGCAGAAACCTTTGAGTTGGTCGAGTCCTCTAAGTTTAACATCGCCTGAACTGTTAAAAAATCAATAATCTCGTTATCTGTACACATTTTTAATACCCCATGTCTTCGTAATCATCCCAGTAAACAGAGCCCAATCCACAATCTCTTAACAAATTAACTCCAATGGCTCTATCTCCCCTTTTGCCTGGATCCATATCGTTAATTAAAACTCTAGGTCCTCTTTCGATTTCCATGATTAATCTGCTATAAGGAAGGTCGTACATAGACAATTCTTTCTCGGTGTGCTCTCTTAAATACTCAGGCCTTGCTGTTGTCAGTATTACCATATGACCGTTACTTGACCAGCAGTCTAATTTTTCTTTTACTCCGTCCAGAAGTTCTGGTGTTGAAGTCTCATAAGTTTCGAACTTTCTATATTTAAATAAAGTTCCATCTATATCGCAAAATATTGTATTTTTCTTTTCCATTTTAATTATTGGGTTGTTAGTGTTTGTCTCATTATTCCTTCTGTTATGCTCATTTTAATTTCATCTGTTCTTGAAATCTGGAATCCCAGTCTATTTCTTCTGGCGAGCTAAAATCTAAGAGAGAAAATACATAAAGTGCTAAAGCTGAAACAACGAAAACCCCTAAAACTACCCATGCTACATTTTTCCTTAGCCAACTCTCTGGCTTTTCTGGTTTAGGCTCTTCTGGTTTAGGCTCTTCTGGCAAGGGTTCTTCTGGTGTGGGCTCTTCGGGCTCAGGGTCTGGATAGGGATGTGGTATATCGGGCTCAGGTTTTTTTTCTTCTGGAAATTCTTCTTTCAGGAGTTTCTCTATATCTACAACTCCATGACCCCAGTTTTTATCTTTCCCCTTTTCCCCTTTGTCCGATGTATATCTTAACAAATGACCTCTTATTTCTTCTACTGTCTTGCAATCATTAAGGCCTGTTTCTTTTTCTTTTTGTTTGTGCTTTGAAAGCATTAAAGCTATGATTCCAACTAAATACGGGCAAGCCATTGAAGTTCCGCTTAAAGATGCATATGCATTGTTTAAGAAGGTACTGAATATTCTATGTCCAGGAGCGGCCCAATCAACCTCTTTACCTCTAGATGAAAAATCTGCAATTTCCCCGTTCTTATCAAAAGCCGCCACCGATATTGTTTCTGGGTACGCAGCTGGATAACTAACTCCAGCGTGTCCAGAATTACCAGCCGAACAAACTATGGGTATGTTTTTCTCATAAGCTTTTATGACTGCTTCCTCTATATCTTTACTGGGCCTACTTGCCCCCAAAGACATCGAAATTATGTCTGGCTTAAAATCTATAGCCATTAATATGGCTTTAGCTACATTAGAGGAGCTACCAGAGCCGTTTCTATTAAGTGCTTTTATACAAATGCACCTCGACTCTGGAGCTACCCCAACATATCCCTGATTATTGTCTTTTGCGCAAATAATGCCCACGCAATGAGTTTGGTGCCCGTTTAAATCTTCAATACCTTCTCCTGACACGAGATTGACTCCAGCAATCGCGTTATCTCCGATATCGTTATGATTGGGCTTACCTGTATCAATTACAACTATACTTATTCCCTTGCCTTTCGATATTTTCCAAGATTCTGGAATATTGCAATATTTCATCCCCCAGTCTAAAGACTGAGAGAGGGTCGCTGTCATTTCGTTAACTTGATAATTTGGTATTGATACTTCTTCTTTTTCGCTTTTTTGTTTTGGCATTTTATTTTCGCAATTTTTTTTTACTCAGGCCTCTTCCCTAAAGGTTTTCCATCCTGACCTATTTCGCCCGCTCGTATTTTAGTAGCTGATACAGCTTGCAATTCCTTACTTAGCTCAAGTTGTTCGATATTATATCCAACTCCTCTGCCATAAAAAACGTCCATTATGTTTGGAACTTCTATGATTTTCACTTTATCTCCGAAATCAACGCATGCAGCCATAATTTCAGCCTTGACTTTCTCAAAGCTGTAAGGGTTGCTGTCGTCCATTCCTCCTACATCTCTAAGAGCTATGCAGCACTGACCAGTTCTTTTAATTGCTTCTGCAACTAAAGTTTTATGGCCAACATGAAAAGGTTGATATCTGCCTATTAGTAATGCGGTTGGAGCTTGGTTGTCCCATTTTTCCGTGGCATAAATATTCTCTAATGCAGTTTCGCACCATTCTTGAGGAGTGCCTTCGTTTAATATCAAATCCCTATCGTCCCACCTTTCATCTTTGGTCGGATCCTCAAAAATAGCATTCGTATCAGCATATCTACCTTCTTCGATTCTATTGACCCAAATTACATAATCGGGATTAAAAAGCTTTCTAGCATCTTCCGTGGGGCAACAAAAATCAGATACAACATATCCACCTCCTAGTGCGGACCAATCAGCCAGCTTGCCCATTCTCCTGGAATGCTCGTTTCTATCTTCTTCGGTAAACCCTAAGTCTTTATGAATTTCCTGTCTAACAGCATCAGCGTTAAACCAGACAGCGTTCAATTTAGGAACTAATAGTTCTGCCAGAGTAGTTTTACCAGACCCTGGAAGCCCCATTATTAATATTTTCCTTTTAGTTTTCATTTGTTTTTTTTATTTCCCTTTTTATTTTGTTATATTTTATCGGTTTATAATAGTATTCAATTACACCATAATATAGTGCAGCGAGAATGCCTATTATAATCAATCCGTCCACACTTACTATTACACTTTTTTTGAGTTTGTGAAAAAAAAATTTCCCATTTTATTTTTTTTCCTGTAGGGCCCCTGTATGAAATTTTTTTTGACTTTTAATCGCCATGCGTTATAATTACATAAGCCACCTTAGCTCAGTAGGTAGAGCACCTCACTTGTAATGAGGATGTCGTCGGTTCGACCCCGACAGGTGGCTCCATTTATATGAAAAAACTTTATTTAATTTGGGCAAGGACTTTAGATCATCGAGTTGGTAAAAATGACGAAGATCAACCTGACGTGCCTATACTAACATTAAAAGAAGCGAGGTATAGCCTGCTAATAAGAAGTGCAATAGTAGTTCTTAATGTGGTCACATGCTTATTTATAATAGCTAATGCAATAAGACATTGGTAATGGCTGAAAACAAGAAAAAAATAATACTTGACTTGATAACTTGAAAATGTTATAATGCATAAATGATTATAAAATTAAAAATTATAATTTGCCTCGTGTTTCTCGGAGGATGCGCATATTCTTCAAATTCAACTTGTATTAAGGATCATTCCTGTCCCGTCTCTAAGGATCATGGCCCCTGCCCTTTTTGTGAAACAAAATGAAGAAGAAAAGAGAGTTGCAGATAGGTGATTATGTCAAGGAGACTTCTTTTGTTAGAGCGGGGCGAAGAAGAGTTGGTGAAATAGTTTCTATACGGACTGACAGCAAGTCGGACCCCATTATAGAATGTATAGAATTGTGTCCAAAAGAGCTTATCCCCTTAGAGATGGGTTTTGGTCAAATGAAGAATTTTACAAGTAAAAGAAGTAAGCTAAAACACTATATACCAAGAAAAAGTATTTTCATTAAAGAAACTTTTGAAATAGGAAAGTATGTTTCTTGCAAATCAGGAACTAATCTTAAATATGGTAGAATATCAGCTTATAGAAATCAAGAAGAAGGGCTTTATCCTAACTCTTATAACAAAGGGGAGTATAACGGACATGACCTACTTGAGTGCATCGAAATAAACCCGAAGGCAGGGTTGCACAGAGTTGTAAGTGATGACGGATCTCCTAAAATTTTTATTGGATATCCTGAAAGGTGCAAATTAGTAAAAGTTATAGATACGGATCAGAACGGCAAGCCAAACTTATCACCTAAATTAGATATATCATAAAATGATATCTCATTCTCATAAATTTATATTTATTCATATAAATCGCACGGGAGGAACTAGTGTCGAGCATGCCTTATCCGCATTTGGGGGAGTTAATAAATGGGAGGATTTTAATAGGCATGATGGAGCGGGAAAAATTTCAGAAAAACCTGAGTGGAATGATTATTTTAAATTTTCTATAGTTCGCAATCCGTGGGATAAAGAATTTTCAGACTATAAATGGCACAAAAAATTAAAACACAAAAAAGTCTCAGAATATTCAACATTTAAAGATTATCTTCTGCTCCCCGAACAAACAAAGGGCAAGGGTTTATTTAGGTGGCATTCTAATCAATATGACTGGCTTATTTCTAAAAACGGAAAATTAGAAGTTGATTTTGTGGCTAGATTCGAAAATTTACAAGAAGATTTTTATAAAATTTGCCAAAATATAAATATAGATCCAATAAGTTTACCTCATAAAAATAAAACTAAAAAGTTAGATTATAGACAGTTCTATACAGATGAAACTTATAGTTGGGTAAAAGCAAACTACAAAAAAGACATCGATCACTTCAATTATAAATTTTAGCGAGAGTAGCTCAGTTGGATAGAGCATCTGCCTTCTAAGCAGAATGTCGTGAGTTCGAGTCTCACCTCTCGTGCCATATATCATGAAAAGAAAAAGTAAATTACAAACAAATAAACCAAAAGGGTTCTTTAAGTTTCGAGACCCTCATCCTAATCTTGAGGGTTATGAGTTCAGCTCTTATACAAATAACCCCCCTTACTTTACTGAAAATTGGGTGAAGACCAGTTCTCTTCCTTGTAAAAAGAAAGTTAATTTACAAACTGGTAGCGAGCGAGGTTTTTATAAGTATAGGGACCCTCACCCAAAAATCGAAGGCAGATTGTTTTATGGCTATCAACCTAAGAAAAATAAAAAAGGCACATATGGTGAAATTTGGCAACCCAAGGATAAATTTGGTAAAGTACAAATAGTTTCTCAAACTGGCCTACCTATAGGCACTTTTAGTCGTGGCGATCCGCACCCTTCGATGGATGGCCTTTTCTTTTTTAATTACGACAAGCGCAAACATTTACCCAGAGGTAAAGGGCGCGAAACATGGAGGCCTTATCCCCCCAAAAGACCTTTCCCAAAGAAATACCCTAAATGGACGAAAGAAACGGTATTAGAGCATTACTCACAATTATGTAAGGAAAATGGAGATGTTGCGTTTTCACTCTCGAACCATAAATATTTAAATAAACCATTGAGAGAGTTTTTTGGAAGCAAGGAAAATCTAGATAAAGAGCTCGGATATAAACCCTTAGTGGTTAATTGGACAAAGGAAAGCTTTGCAAAAGCCTATCTTGATAAATGTAAAGAAAATGGAGATAAACCATGGAAAATTCCAAGGGGGCATGCGTGGAAAGGTATGGTTCGAAAACACTTTGGAAGTATACACGACTTAGAAAAACATGTCGGTTATGAACCAACTCAATTACGCTTAAGCAGGGAAGAGTGGATAGAGGAATATAGTAAAGTCTGCAAGGCTAATGGAGATCAAGCCCTTGGAAACTTAATGCTAAAATCTCTGGGCAGAGGTGAAATTTTAGGTGCATTCTCTAGATTTAATATCAGCAAAACGAAAGTAGATAAAGATTTAGGTTATAAGAATTTCCATACCTATCGAACGCCCGAAGAGACTTTTGAGGAATATAAAAATCTTTGCTTGAAGCATGGTGACAAGTCGTTAACAGTCACAGAAATGGAAATCTTAGGAAAATCAGATCTAAAAGGTGCGATCACGAGGCATTTTGGCAAAAAAACAAAATTAGACATAGAACTTGGATATTGCCCATGTAATCTCTATAAACTATCTGATGGCTCTATTGTTAGCAGTGTTCTTGAAGTTATATTTGGAAATTTTTGTTTACATAATAATGTACCTTTTAAAACAAATGAAATAATTGACGAAAAAGCGAGTCGAAAATTTGAATATGACTTTTTAGTTCAGGATACCCATGGACAAGATTGTTATGTAGAGATATGGGGCTATGATCTAAAGAGGGACAACCCTCCTTCTGTTCAGCAAGCTTATCGAGAAAAAAGGTTAATTAAAACTGAATTTTATAAAGAAAGAGGATTGAAACTAATTGACATAGATCCTGATATATTTCACGCAGTAAATTCAAAAAGAATACAGAATTCTCTTAAAGAGATGTTTATAAACCATTCTATAAAAATAAATAATTTTAAAAAAATAGAGTCGGAAGATTTGATTAAATCAAAAAATAACAAGGTGTGGGATAAAAATAAAGTTAAAGAAAAATATCATTCAATTTGCTTGAAAAATGGTGATAAATCAGTAAGCACGATTAAACTTAACGAGATGGGGGAAAAAGGTTTGGTTACTGCTATATTTCTCCACTTTGGAAAAAAGGGGAAAACCAAGCTAGATGCAGAATTAGGTTATGAAAATATTCTTACATACTGGACAAAAGAATCTTCTGCAAAAGAATTTTTAAAACTTTGCCACTTAAACGGCAATAAGCCTGTGTCAAAAAGAAAGCTGGAAAAAATGGGCAAAGGTGCATTATCTGGTGCAATTGATAAGCATTGGAGGTACAGGGGTGATTTGTATGCCTATTTAGGATACACTCGTGACTGCCTTAGGCTTCGCTCAAGAAAAAAATATAATAGAAAAAATTAATCAATATAATTCTCTTTAAAATAATCGGCATGGTATAATTTTCGTACTTTATTCCAATCTACATTTTTAAAATTTTCTTCGTATTTTTTTTCTAATAAATCCTGGGTTACATCTTGCCATTTATCCACAATTAAGAATGGCAAGCCATAGGAAGATAAATCATGATATACTGGATGATTAGTTACCACGGGAATAATTCCCATTAAATGTGATTCTTGCAGTTTTGGAGTTTGTATCCCCGCTCCTAAAGGGCACAGAAAATATTTATAGTTAGATATTGTATTGTAATATTCTGTTGGTTTACAGTTTATTAAATCAACCACGTTTTGTTTTTTTAAAAAATTTAATAAATCGCGCCTATCTTTTATAGATTTACTTAATTTTGGCCATTTACTGCCAAAGCCACTTACTGCTAATTTTTCTTTTGGGTTGTTTGGTTCATTTATATGTTTCAGTGTATTTTGCGCTCCATTTCTTATTAAATATGCATGTATGCATCCCATTGGTAAAGCTTTAACATAACTACAATTTATATCCTTAGCTTCGTAATATATTTCCTCAAAATTTTCTTTTAGTTTTTCGATCCATTTAATTTTTCCTGTTAAATTGAAATCGTCCCCAAAAACAAAAAGTTTTTTATATTTTTTTGTGATTTTTTCTAGCAATAGCTCTAGACAATCAGGATTACATAAAACATTTCCTTTTAAATTTTTATTAAATTTAATTCCTGTTTTGTCAATTATTATTTCAAATAAATTGTAGAATTGCGGGCGAGTTTCTAAAAGCTGGGATTTTTCTGATACGGCGCCTTCGGCTGTTATAAAATCTTGCCCCCATGCACTAGATTTTTTGTATTTTTTGGGATTGTACCTGTATCCAATTACATCATGGATCTTATCGAACTGAATGTAATTTTTTAATATTTCTTTTTCTTCTTCCATGAGGATTCTGCGACTGGCACACATTTCCCATCCTTTTCTTCGTATCCTTTTTTGCAATTTGGCGGATAACCTGCGTCTTCTTCAGCTTCAGCTTTCTTCTTGGGTTTTTGAGCTTGCTTTATTTGTTTTTGTGTCGGAGCTCCCTTGTCTCCCTTTTTTCTCATTTTTTCGCCAGAGCCATTTTTTATTCTCTTCCTTTTTTTGTGGATATTATCCCAAAGCCCTTGCCTAGCGGCGGTTTCATCTATTTCATCTAAAATGATTTCTTCTATTTCTTTATCGTTTAATTCAATTTCCGAACCTTGTACTTTAGTTCCAGCTCGCCATTGCTTGCAAGACCAGTATCTAGCTTTATATTTTGGACCTGGATTATCGCAATTATGTCTAGCTCTAAATGATTTTCTTCTTGCTGGATCGTCTCTTTTAATTTCCATGTTTGGATCTCCGAAGTTTACTTTCACAACATTGCCTTTATCGTTTTTTACATAAACTGAAAATTTCTTCGGTCCTCCCGAAGTCCTAAAAGGTTTGTTGAGTTTTTTTCCTTCGTTTTTTTCTTTTGCCCAAATTCTTGTGGGAATAAATTCTTCGACTCCTTCTTCGCAGTCACAAAGAACCTTGCTTGCTTTGATTTTATCACTAAAGTCAATTTCTATTTTCTTCATGTATGATTTTACACATAATTAAATTTTTTTCCACTATAAATCGCGCGTTCTAATCTTTTCTCTTTTTTTCTTTTTTTGCACACACACACAACTAATATTATTTTTTATTATTTTTTATTATTTTTTTTAATTTCCTTTTTTGGAAAATAGTGTCGGGTATTTTTTTACTTTTTATTATAGCTTTTTTCTTTCTTTTTTTGTCTCGTTTTCAAAAACCCCGTACCCCCCCGTATTTATTTTATTATATTATAATTAATAATTTTGTTTCAATATTGAAGAAAGGGCCCTACGGGCAATCTGAGAAAGTTGGATCGGTCAATTTTTCTAGTTAATGGGGTAGGGTTATGTCTAGGCATAAAAAAAGCCACGGATCCTAGGATCCGTGACTATGTTATTCTTTAGCCTACTACTTAGCTAGAAAGCATTTCATCAACTGCCTTATGGCAAAGGTTAATTGCCATGTTGGAACAGGCGAGAGCCGCGCTCCTCTCGGATCCGTTATGCCTCAGGCAATACTCCTCAAGAGCTTGGAAACTCTCAGGAGTTGCGAACAGATTGTTTGGAAGTAAAGGGTTGGAGGGAACAGGTCTGCCTGTGAAGAAATCGAGCTCTGTGGCAGAAGGGTTGAGCTTGCGAGCTTGGCGCTTTCCTCTCAGTATTGTGATCGCCTCCTGTAGGCTAAGAATAAGCTGTTCATTGTCTCGGATCTCTTGAGCTCTCTCTGTGGCTTTCTGAGCTTTCCTGTGCATCTCTAAGACAGATGCGCCAAGTAGTGAAAGTTCTGCATACTGCTCAGGATATCCTGTGTTATCTGAGCTATCTGTATAGGTTTCGATCAGTTTAGCATCTAGGCAGTACTGAAAACATTTTCCGTTCTGTGTATCCATGTTCTGAAAGTCATTTGTCCAAATGCCTCCATCCTGTTCGGATACCATGTTGAGAAAGATAACGAGTGTTTTTATGTTCATAGTAGTAATGTAGTAGTAGGTTAATAATGTTCAGACTCAATCTCTCACAGATCTAGATCCGTGTCAAACTCTTTTTGCATTTTGTAGATACAGAGAGCAGAAGCAATCCAAGGCAGTAGTAAACTAAGCCCATTAGTAAGACCTGCCAAGAGGAACGAGGCGGGAACGATAGAGATGATAATAAGTTTCATGCTACTACTATAGACATAGATCTAGATCCGTGTCAACACTTCTTTCGTTTAGTTTGTTCTGTTCGGATCTGCACGGACAAAGACACTTCCAACCCTCTTGGAAGTTTACTTTTTAACTTCCATCCGTAGATCTGCCTCAGATCCGTAGATCCGTAGATCTGCCTCAGATCCGTAGATCCGTAGATCTGCCTCAGATCCGTAGATCCGTAGATCTGCCTCAGATCCGTAGATCCGTAGATGCTCACGTAGATCTGTTTAGTTTGTTTAGTCTCTCTCTTGTCTCTTGTCTCTCTTGTTATTTTTACCTATTTACTTTCTTTCCTATTTTGTTCTATTTAGGTTCTATTTCGTTTCTTTCTATTTAGCCCAAAAAAAAGCCCCCTTTCGGGGGCTTAGTCTTATGGCATTTGGCAACTCATAAAGATTGCCAAGGCTAGTATTCCAAGCAAGATCATATCGCTAATACTTGAGTTATAGCATTGCGAACCTTAGTAGGAAAGGCGCTATCAGCTAATGAGCGAAAGCGATTTTCTTCTCTAGAGGTTTGCTTGGTTTCTCTAGTGATTCGATCATGAGTTTGATAAGCGGTGAAAGCATTGAATGCGTCCCATGCGGTTTCACCAAATGCACCAAGGCGCTCGTTAGAGAATTGAGCCTTAGTCGCTTCCCTTGCGGTTTCAGCTTGCTTGCTTTCGCCCTTGAAAACGATTTCATTGATAAGATCGAATTCGCTTGGAGTCACTTCCCTAAGTGACAAGTCAGTGACGTCAGCGGTTAGATTGTGAATGATTTGCCTAACTCCCGTTGCCTGCTCTAGAGCGGTTGCCATGATCGCCCTTTGATTGCGAGTATGCTTCACCTTAGCGATGCGAGTGCCCTTGTCCCATGCCGCCATGCCATTGTCGCACCATACTCTAAGGATTTCGATTTGAATGATAGTAGCAAGCGAGCCGTCAAAGCTTGTTCTTGCGGTGACTCTAATCTCTAGAATATCGCCCTTTTTCCTATCGCCCTTGCTAGGCACTTCGATAGTCATATCCATTTTACCGCTGATATAAAGCTGACGCCCTTGGTGAGTAAAGCCCGCTGTATCATATTCGAAACCTAACTCTTCTTTTAAAGCATCTAAGAATGCGAATGCTTCAGTAGGTTGGAGCAAGTCATAAGTAGATGAAACGATAGTTAAAGGCTCGCCACGATCATCTTTGATTAGTTTAAAACCATTGCAAACGTGGTTAAGTGATTCAGTTGAATAATCGCCAACGTCTAACTTAGTCAATACGTCATTAACGTTCTCGCTATCGCTTACGTCTTCAATGTTGAATGATCTTGGTGACAGGCGATTGATGCATTCAGCTATGCTTGGCGGTGTTGAATTTAAGAAGTAACTCATTTTTATATCCTTATGTTTAGATTAATAATTAATTGTGAAACCATAGATTCGCATAAGTAGATAGTAACGTCAAATCTTTTTTTAATTAGTTTAAAATTGTTTTAAATAGATAGTTTTACCTTTGTTCTAATTAGTTTGTTTTTACCTAGTAAAATGCTCTAATCAAATAAGGCTCTAGAAAGGGCTTGCTTAGTCGATACGATACAAGGCTCACGTCTTACCTTGAAAA